CTATACCGGTAATCAATCCAATAAGTAAGTTTTTGAAATAATCCATAATCATTTATCTAAAATATTAATACTTTATTTTAATACCTCGCTACAATCATCGACAGCTGTCTGAAATACCTTCTTCACTTCTTCAGAAGTCAGTCCATGATCCTCATGTAGCGAAAATCCGGTTACTCCATTTCGCGATGCATTGAAGAATCCGACAGTCGTTTCATCCTTAATGATTTCGGCAGTAATATCTTTCACAGCTTCGGTGCCACGGGTTGATATTCTGTATTTAATCCTGATAGCGTCCGTAACCTTAGTTGTGGCAGTGCTGTTAGTTGCTGTGATGTTCATTCCTTGTTTCCTCCTTCTATTAAATCATAAATTTGTCCGTATGTACCTGCAGTGAGATATTCTCCACAAATTTCTTTTAATAGAGCAGCATCTTCTGTCTCAATATCAAGTACTCCACGATTGTTAATAATCTGTTGTAGCATTTTATATGCTCGTAATTTCTTGGAAGTTTCCATATTCTTCTGTGGATTAGAGCCTGCTGCAAATAATGCCTCTGCCACCAAATCACGAAGAGATTTCTTACTTTCCTTACCATTCACCAATTCGATAAACTCCCGACCTCTAAAGTCAAGTAAGTTTCTGTTTAGATTTACTTTCATTTCTATTTTATGTGTTAGTCATTTCTATCACCATACCTTTTACTATATGTATCTTTTGCTTATAAACCTTTCCTGGAGAATCCAGATTAGTAATCCATACATCGGACAATACGGATAATGAATTACCATTACCATCACGAGGGTAAAATCCATTCGCAGAAACATCACCCAATACTTCTACATTCCCATCAAAATAACCAGCATAAATGTAATTACTCGGATATGTAGGATTTGATCGCGAAGAACCATAGATGGCCGCACTTCCTCCTGCTGTTGCTCCTACTGCACAAACACCAAATTTGCCATCAGTTGCAGCATTAAAAGTCACATTAACAACACCTTCTTTCGCAGTTCCAGAGCCGAGCTTTAAACTTCTTGATGTTCCTCCGAAATAATCTGAACGCGTCCAAACGAGACGTCCATTTTCGATAGTAAAACCACCTATGAACCCGGAGTCAGCATCTATCCTGCGAACCTTTATCAAATCAGTATTCAAATACCCGCCTACAACAATTGTAGTACCAAGTTTTGCATATTCGACTGCATCCTCAAATGCTAATTTGCCCAATCCGTCTCTATCAATTTTGGAGTTAATCATTGTCTGTAGATCACTATGCAGTGCGGTGATTGTAACAGCACCTTCCAAATTAATTTTAGATGAATGAATCGTCGTTTCACCTGCTGCCTGGTTAATATAAGATATAAGCGTATTGCCGTTTTCCAGTTCTTTAGAAGCATATATCTTATTACCGTCAGCTGTAGTAATCCAACCGGCAGTATCTATCCTTTGCGTTAAGCTATCGACCCGCGTAACTTGTGCAGAGATTTGAGTATTGAGCACTTTCAGATCAGCGGTACATTCATCTGAATAGCTTTTCAGTTTGTCTTGTATGGCTTTGTTTGCTCCTTCAACGGCTGTATTGAAACTAGCTAAAGCAGAGTTGAATAGAGTAAACTTATCATCTACATTCTTTTTTTCCTCAATAGTCGTTTGTCCATCTGCAATAGCTGTATTTATTGCAGCAATAAGATTGTCAATTGCACCTGACAAAGAAACCTTGGCATTAAGTAAATCTGTTTTAGCAGAGCCTTCCAGATAAGCGTTCACATATAGTTTGCTATATGTAGCTTCAACAGCAGATTTCGTATTTCCGACTGTATTTAAGTATTTCTCAATCGCTTTAGCTTCCGCCTCGTCTATAATGCCATCCGCAAATGCGCCATCTACATAGTCATGCAAGCCTTCAACTGATGTTGCAGCATCCTGCGCAGCCTTAGCAGCATCCGCAGCATCCTCTAAAGCCTGCATTGCCTGTTTCAGTGCTTCATCCGAATAATCCTTTAGCTTGTCCTGTATAGCCTTATTAGCGGCTTCAACAGCAGTATTAAAATCAGCATAGGCAGAATTGAAAAGAGTGAATTTATTATCCACGTCTTTCTTTTCTTCAGATGTTGTAAATCCGTCGAAAATTGCGGCATTGATAGTATTAATCAGGCTTTCAATACTCCCCATTAAGCTAACTTTAGCATTGAGCAAACCAATCTTTGCAGGACCGGATAAATAAACATTTGTGTAGAGTTTATTGTAAGTTGCTTCGATAGCTTGTTTGGTATTGTTGACAGTATTGATATACTTTTCAATAGCTTTTGCTTCTGCTTCGTCTATAATTCCGTCAGCGAAGGCTCCATCTACATAATTATGAAGTCCTTCCACTGAATCAGCAGCATCCTTGGCCGCTTTAGCTGCATCCTTTATTTCCTGATGAGCAGCTTCCCATTCAGACAGATTTTCCAATCCGGAAGAACCTGCTTTTATTTGAATGTTACCGCCGATCTCACTTTTTACTAGATCGAAATATGTATCACCATCCGGAGAAAGGATTCTTTCTGTTGTTACGCGGCCCGGCAGAATTTCAGTAAATCCGTATAGCTGAACAAAACTTCTACTACCTTCATACTCGCTGTTAAGCACTCCGGTGAGTAAATGATAATATCCAGCTATCTGTTCCATTTTAATAGCTGTTTCACTCAAGAGGAATGTTCCGGCTTGATTCTCCTTGCCAACTTTAGCATATAGATAATACTTCTTGTCCGGGTCAATGAGTACCGGAGAATCATAGTTAGCCATGTCCCAGTACTTGTATTCATCTGCCTTATGAGAAGAAGAAAGAGAACTAATACCGAGTGTCAAATGCTGAAGGATTCCTGCCGGAGCGTTCAGTATCTTTGTACTTGTATTGAAAGTAATATTATGAGCTACTTGAACCGGATTCGTTTTTGAATTGACAAAACGGAATTGCAAGCTTTCGTCACCGACAAGCAGTTGCATGGTTGAAACGGTAATCGGATTGACAGAACCGGAGAAATTCAACAGTGCATCTTCAAGCATAGAATCGTTTCCTGTGCGTCGCGAAACCGTCTCTTTGTGAATTGTAGTGCATCCTTATGCTTCTCAATAACTGTCACCTCGTTAGTTTCTATCTTGTTCAGATCACTTGAAACAGACGTGCCTATCGGTTCGTTTGACAACTCAATTTCGGGTGAATACGGATTATTCACAAAACGTTTGATTCCGATCATCCGGATAAGAGAACCTTCCGGATGAAACTGTGTGTCAGAGAAGTTTACATACCCACCTAGCACAATCTTTCCGCCTATCTCCAACCAGCGTTTTTTAGCCCAAATGCCGTCCAATGTCCCGGTAAATATGAATGCTTTATCTTCATGTTCATACAGGTATTTTGCTGCTTCCTTGAAAGCTTCCCAGCTCGCACCTGTTTGTGTGCTGTCATTACAGATATAAGCCTTCGGCAATTGCATTCCGAACACTGCGTATGTATCACCAACCTTCGGGCGCCAGACTTCCGGTTCCGGCATTGTTATCCCATCGATTTCTTGCGGAACAATTTCAAATCGACGTGCCTCTTTCTTGTCTTTCGCTTCATGGATATACTTTACTTCGAACTCCTTGCCTGTAAGCATGCCGGTTTGGAAAATGACAGTCATACTTTCTCCAGCTATGAGACAATCTTCGAAATTCAACTCTTCAGGAATGTCTTTATCTACAAAGTCAAAGAAGTTATTCTCCTTGTTCACTTCAATAACAGAACTAACAGTACCAACACGGGAAGGATAAATAGCTGTACAGTCCAGACTATCTTCCTTTGCTGTTGTAAGTTCTTTATCAGCACGCATGACACAAGTTCCATCCGCATCTGTCTTATACGTTCTCCCTTCGTAAACAAGAGTCTTATTCTTTGGAAGTAACAGGTATTTAGATCCGTATGTAGAATAATCAATATTGCGATCTGTAGTTTCTACCAAAATTATTTCGGGTGGTATATCCCCAGAAGTCCTACCAACACCGACCTTGAAGCCGTGGCCTTTACCATACGACAGTTTCAAAGGGTTCTCCTTGTTATACTCAACTTTACGCAGATGGATAGTCTTAATTTGTTTTCCTTCAACCGTTTCTTCAGTGATCTGCCATTCTGTCTCATATAGTTCTGCAAGCTGGTTGAGAGCATCAAGAATATAGGTATGATTGTAATTAATTACTTTCTCTGTTCCTTCGATGTAATTACCGACTTTCCAGCCGATTCCCCGACGATTCAAGTTTTCAACGAGTAATTGCAAATGTTCATGCGCTTTTGCCGTATACGCGAATTTGATGCTATTCTCTGCGGTATGACGAACTTTCCACATCATTGCATCAGCTTTAGACGTTTCAAGGATAAGTGTATATTCGAAATTACGTTCACCGTTCTTCTTGAAATTGCTATCCTTCTTCAAGAAATAACGTTTTCCATAAAAGTCGCACCAAGATCCGACCGGTACTTCCAAATACCCAGGATGGGAGAAATAAAGGGTCAGGGAGTCCTCGCCCATAATAGCTTCATAAGAGTAGCTTTCATCCTTTACTTCGATTTTTATTTCCTTATCACTATTATATAAACTTATCATGTCCTTAGAATTATATCCTAAAATATAAACATCAAATAGAAATGTATTGAATAATAGGCATAAAAGTAAGGAAATGATAGACGAATCATTGATAAAATAATATATTACACGCAACATCAACGGCATTGTCACGAAATAAATCAAAATGAAAAATATTTAAAAGAAATCACTCAAAATGTAGTTTAATTCACCTAAGTTCTCTCGGGACTACGTATGCTTTAGCTGATCTATCGAACGCAATGAGCGTAAACCTATCCTTGAACGGTTATGCAAAATTCAATAATGGATTACTTGTACAATGGGGCAGAGTTGGAGGTTCATCTACAGCTTCGTATAGTGTGACTATGCCTACATCTTTTTATAATACTGAATATAAAATATTTGCAACTGTATATAAGCCTAGTAGTGACTCCGCCGTATATTCATCATCTCCCTTGGCGATAAATAAAACAGTTAGTAGATTTTATTTGAATAGAAATTATGCAAGTGGAGGTACTACTGGATTATCACAAGAATCATGGGACTGGTTTGCGATCGGGCGTTGGAAATAACTAAAAAACAAATATTATGAAGTATTGGAAAAATGGATTCTACGATGAACCGGTAGACGGTTCAGTAGAAATAACGGATGAGCATTACAATCAGCTATTAGCTGGGCAGTCTAACGGTTTACTGATAGTTGAAAGTAAGGATGGATACCCAATATTGGTAGAATATGAGTACGACATCGAAGAAGTGCGAAAAATGAAAATGTCTGAAATACAGATATTTGACAAATCGACCGATGTCAATTCTTTTAAAATTGAAGGGGAAAGTATGTGGTTAGACAAATCCACGCGTGTTGGATTATTTAACTCAATTTCGATTGAAAAAAATGCTGGTAAATCAGATACCGTGTTGTGGTATGATGCTATAAAGTATATCATTCCAATTTCTGACGCTTTATCAATGCTGAATGAGATTGAAATGTATGCATTAAACTGCTACAATGTGACACAATCTCACATCGCAGCAGTCAAATCATTGCAGACAATTGAGGAAATTGAAAACTATGATTATACGGTCGGTTATCCGGTGAAACTTAGCTTTCCCGGGTAACCAGTCTTGAAATTGTATGCTTCAATTTCTTCTTTTGTCTCTAGCTGTTGAATAGCTTTCGTATGCCTTTGTGTCGTATCATAGCACGCAAGGGCATACAATTCTAGCTGTTGTAATATGTCAATAGCTCTTTCGATTGATAAGACAAACTTTGTATCACCAATCCAGATACTTGTTTCAGATCGTCCGGCTTCTTTCTCAATATTGATTGAGTTCATAAGCCCGACGCGTGTAGACTTGTTTAGCCATCCCAATACTCCGTTTATACTGAACTGATTCACTGTTTGGGATGAATCGAACAATCGTAATTCATCAAGTTTTTGCGCTCTGGTTTCTTCGATAGTAGCTTCGTACACAACTAAGATCGGATAGCCTTGTTTGCTTTCAGCGATTATTAATCCAGCCGACTGCCCAGCTAACAACTCCTGATAATGCTCTTCCGTAATTTCTACGGAACCGTCTATAGGTTCGTCATAGAATCCTTGTTTCCAATACTTCATAATTCTTATTTTTAAAGTTTCCATCTACCTATTGCAAACCAACCATAACTTTCCCCAGCTATTGATCCATATTGAATTGATTTAGTAATAAAATAAGAAGTATATTTCCTGACTATCTCTTTTACAATAGGAGATGTATAGCTACTTATAACCGTAGTAATTACTGTGTAAGTATCATTGTAGAATGATGTAGACAAAAATACATATTGTTCACCTGTAGTACTGTTCATTGAGTTTGGAGACATATATCCCCATTGAATCAATAATCCATCTTCATATTTTCGATAACCGTTTTGTCCTAAGTTTTGCTCTTTAATTTGAGCAGCCTTAGTTCCGAGAGAACTTAGTAAAGTTTTCTCCGCATCCGTCATGAATTTTCTTGTAGTACTTTCTTCAATCATTGATGCTGGATGAGAAGCCGGATGAGAGTAATTATTAGCTTCGGAGGCTATTCCACTAAGTTTTGTACGTTCTGCATCCGTCATAAAACGATGAGTCGAATCTTCTTCAACGTCTGTCGCTGTATGTTTATGAGAACTTGCAGCATAACTACCCTTGGGTTGGTATACTGAATCGTGGTTGTGATTTCCTGCCGCTTTACTATTCCAAGTTGACTTTTCCGAATCTGTGACAAAACGATGTGTAGAATCGTCCGTAATGTCAGTTGCTGCATGTTTATGAGAAGACGGTGCATAGCTACCTTTAGGTTGATATACTGAATCGTGATTATGGTTTCCCGCAGCTTTACTGTTCCAGGTCTCTTTTTCCGTGTCAGTAACAAAGCGGTGAGTACCATCAGGAGTTATATCCGTTGCTCCGTGTTTATGCGAACTCGCTGCATAACTTCCTGCTGGCTGATAGACCCCTGTATGAGTATGATTCGACGGAGACGCACCAACTTCGGAAGCTGTATAGGATGGTTTACTTGCAGCCTTCGCCCATGCAGGTACATCGCTTGCTGGCATCGAAGTTGGAAAATCACTTATTTCAGACTTCTTGTGAGTATGCGCTTTCGGTACACGTGTGTCACTTAACCGGGCATCATTTCCCTCGCATACGGTTCCTTCTGCACTACCAAAATTCTTATTAAAGGCAGAGTTTTTAGTGAATGCAGGTTCGTATGTACCTGCATGATTGTGATTAGATGGAGATGCACCAACTTCGCTTGCTGTATAGGCTGGCTTAGAAGCTGCTTTCGCCCATGCAGGTACATCGCTTGCCGGCATCGAGGTTGGGAAGTCGCTAATATCCGCTTTCTTATGCGTGTGAGCTAACGGAGTTCTTGCATTGCTTAACCGGGCGTCGTTACCCTCACATACAGTCCCGGAAGTCGTACCGAAATTCTTGTTAAAGGCGGTCAGTTTAGTGATTATCAGTTCATATCTACTATCATGGTTATGGGAGTCCAGAGCTGCTTTCAATGCCTTTCCCTGTTCGGCAGAAAGGACTTTATTAGTCCCTCCACTTGTCAGATTATTAACAATATCAGAAATATTAAGTTTCTTTCCCAGCTCTGTTGCCATCGTCGTAGCAAAGTTAGGATCATTGTTAAGTGCGTTCGCTAACTCAATAAGTGTATCGAGAGCATCCGGAGCACCGGCAACAAGCGCATCGACTGCAGCTTTCACTTTTGCGTCAACTCCTGAAACCGCATTGTTAGCCGCCAATGCAGCAGCGTTCGCATCGTCAGTCGCTTTTTTTGCTAATCCTGTCTGTGTTACAGATGCATTTTTAGCCGCATTTGCTTCATCTGTCGCTTTCTTCGCTAAGGCGGTTTGAGCTTCTGATTCAGCTTTGGCAGCATTGGCCCCTGCAGCCGCAGTAGTTGCAGCATCTTTAGCTGCATTAACACTACCAGCCGCAGTATTAGCCGCATCTGTAGCTTTCTTTGCAAGAGCCGTCTGCTCAACAGATGCATTTTTAGCTGCATTCGCATCATCTGTTAATTGCTTGACAAGAGCAATCTGTCCGGTGGCTTCTTCTGTTGCTTGCGTCATTTCCTGCACAATACCGGCATACTCTGACTTGCGTTGAGACTCTGCTTCGACACGCTCCGTTTCGGCATTTACACGCTTAGCCTCATTTGATGAACGAGTACCTTCGCAGTTTTACGCTCATCTTCATTCTGCTTTCTCTTATCTTCTTCTGACGAACGGGAAGTTTCAGCCGTAGCGCGGGAAGTTTCAGCAGCCTTTCTCTTGTTTTCTTCTGATACCCGGCCTGTCTCCGCTGACTTGCGGGCTGCTTCGGCAGATACACGTTCGGATTCGACGGTAACACGGTTAGATTCGGCAGCCACACGCGAGGTTTCATTTGTTTCTCTTGTCGCTTCATCCGCCTTTCTCTTATCCTCGGCAGAAACACGGGTAGATTCAGCGGTAGAACGACCTGTTTCAGCGGTTTTCCGTTTATCTTCTTCCTTCACACGTTCCGATTCAGCAGAAGAACGACCTGTTTCAGCGGTCTTACGTGCATCTTCATTGCTTTTACGTGTTTGTTCATCCGAGACACGTTTATTTTCTGTATCAACACGTCCGGATTCAGCAATTACCCGTTTACCTTCAGCAGTTACGCGGGCCGCTTCTTCCGACTTACGCGCATCTTCATTTTGCTTTCTTATATTCTCGGCAGAGGAACGTCCGGTTTCAGCCGTAACGCGTTCTGTTTCGGAAGTCTTTCTTTTATCTTCTTCGGACACACGGGAAGTTTCGGCAGATTTACGTGCTGATTCGGAAGCTACTCTCTCGGCTTCTGCTGTTCCTCTTCCTGTTTCGGAATCTTTTCTAACCTGCTCGTTAGCTTCTCGTGTACCTTCAGCGGTAGCACGTTTCTTTTCTGCATTATCCCGTGCAGTTTCCGCAGTAGATCGTCCTGTTTCAGCGGTCTTACGTGCATTCTCATTAGTGATACGCACTGATTCAGCAGCTTCCCGGGCTTGCTCTTCACGGGAACGATTCGTTTCGGCTGTCTGCCTGGATTGTTCGGAAGCATTACGACGGGATTCGGCTGTTTCACGGGCTGATTCATTGCTTTCAACAGTTGCTTCTAATTGCCGCATATCGGTAGTAGCTGTTTTTGCATCACTCGTAGCCTTGAGCATATTATCCAAGGCAGTCTGAATCTTCTCTAAACCAAATTTAAGGCTAGTCTTAACTCCGTTGATTACTCGGTAGCCGATAGTGAAGAAGCCTTTCATGTCGCTGGCTTCGTTCAGTTCTGATATTTTTTTCTTCTTTAATGGCATAGCAAATCAATTTAAATCTATATAAAACTCTCCGTCCTCTGTTATGATAAATTCGCCCGCTTCGGATGAAAGCAAGAACTCCGTTTCTCCGATCCGGAAGCTGGTAAATACGAGTTTCAAAGTGAACTCCCACCATACACCGTTATTTAGCATGAAATCATTCGTCTGACAACTCTTATAATAGCAGGGATAGCTTTCACTCCATTCATCACAATAAAATATACGTTCCGCATCGGAATACTCATACCTTCATCATCTGTCTTAGCGGATAGCCGTGTTAAATCATAGAGTAGGGCATCGCGATTACGCCAGAATGCTTCAATCGTCCCGGCCCGCATCAGGCATTTGAGAGATACTTCTTTGGTCTGGAATTTCACAACTTCACCGTCATAGATTGCTCCATCTTGACGTTTAAAATTCTGCAATAGGTTCTTTTTTACTGCCGGAGTTTTTAATATCTCGGCATTACTACCTTGCAATACGACTACGCCATAATCGGATAAGTCTTTATCATCAATCTCGTAACCTTTAGGCATTGAAAGCTCATTTACGGGCTCCTGGTATTCGTAATCGACTTCTCGGGGGAAGTCGTTACTAAAAATAAATTTAGCAACTTCAAGGCCCGGATTAATAACATAGCTGCTTTGGGAAGACAGACGTAACTTATAACTCCTGTCGATTAAGGGAAAGTAAAATTCATGATAGCTCAAGTCAGAAAGTATATCAATCAGTCCACCAATACCCAAACTGCCTATATATGCAAACTCAATGCTTACTTCAGCCGTATTAAGAGTTGGTGTAGTCAGATCAAACTCCTTCCCGTCTTCTTCCGGCCAGTCGTTTTTGTCCGGCTCTTTCATAGCTGGAAATGCTACAAGATTATTGTAACTTCCCCTTGTAACACATATACCCAAGCTGGTATATGCATCTGTTCTGTCTATTAGTAATTGCCCTTTCATCGCTTAAGTGTTATCCCTTTAGTGTTAAGTGAATCAATTCCTAATTTCATAGAATACATGAATTGTCTAATATCAACAAGGTTTGCTGTATACCCTTCAATGTTAGAAAGATGGGCTACGATTATATCATGTCCTCTAACCATGTCGCTCATGTTCTTGTCCATGCTGGTAAGGAATGATAGTTTTTCGGCAATCTTCGCTGTATCCGACTGGATCACTTTCACACCACTGTTGATTTCGTAGGTATGTCCCTGAATGACTGTAAAGCGTCCGTTAAGTTCATCAACAGAATCTTGTGAAGCCGTTGCAACACCCTTCTTTGAAGCTTCACGTGATGATTCAGAACCAGAGCTACCTACTTTTTCTCCCAAGCTTCGCGGTCTGATAATGCACCGTTTACAATGTTATCCCATTTCGTTTTTAAATCATTGACATCATCTGTTGTTATACCTCCTTCCTTATCATTTGCCTTGGCAAAATCCTTATACCAGTTTTCTAACTCTGTTTCATAGTTTTTGGCAAACATTGAAGTAAAAATCGCTTTTCTCATGTATTCTTCGAAATTATCAGCAAAGTCCTGAGAAGAAGCATCCATATCCATAAGAGTATTTACAAAACTATCAAATAGGCTATCAAAAGAAGTCTGGGTTAGTTGTTCATTGATAGATTTAATGATTTCATTTTCGGTATCCCCATACTCAATAATATCATCCAAATACCCCCTGAAATCACCATCCATTTTTGACCATAACCCAGAATAATTGGTTTTTATCCATTCCAACTGTTCTGCTGACATATCAAGCATACTCCACATGCTACTGAAGTCAACACCGCCAAGGGATTTAGATATATCGCCAGCCACATCTTTCCAGTTAGTACCGTTGTAATCATAAGAACCTTTCCACATTCGATAATTCATAGAATGACTACCAGAACTTGCACCTGCATCCAAGCGCGAACTAGCTAGTTCCCTTGTTATTTTCCTCTCGGAATTTAATAAGTCCAATGCCTCTTGTCCGGCTTTTGTCGCTTCTATTCCGTAAGATTCTTTTATATATGCCTTTTTCTTATCTAGTAGCTGATCCCAGACATCTATCAAAGTGTCATACTGCTCAACAAGTTCATTGTAGTCGTCATAATCAGCACTTTTCATGAAACTCATATCTAGTCCAGTTATGGATTCTGTGTCCCTTGCGAAAGCGTCGGTTACAGTACTTGATATGTTTTCGATAATATCCATACCATATTGAAAAGTACCCACTTCACCTGCGGCATCTATAATAGATAAGATAGCCGAAATGATTCCACCTATTTTGGTTCCTGAAGAGCTTAGGGCATCAACAAGGGCTCCAACTGTATTTCCAATATCAGACAAACTAACATTCTCTTTGCCGAGCTGCACGATGGCATTGGAGATAGCAGTAATATTACTGATTGCCTTGTCTTTAGACTTTTCTACATTTGCCTGTGCATTAGCTTGATTTTGTTCTGCTGCGTTCTTTTTCTTCTTCGCTTTCTCTATAGCAACTTCATCGCCTGATTTCAATGCCTTTTCCAACTCCTCCTGTGCCTCTTTTACTTTATATACAGTGCCTTCATATTCAGTAAGAGAGTCCGTCAATCCTCCAAAGAAACCACCTTTATCAACCAATGCTGTATTTATGTTATTCAAAGCTTCTTCTATCACTTTGATCTGTTCCGGGGTGGAGGTTTTGAACTCAGGAGACCTTTTAAATTCTTGCAACTGTTTCTTTACCTGCTGTAATTGTTTCTTGGTAACTTTGCTCATATCACCAAAGACAACTTCCCAATTGATGTCTTGCTTTAACTTATCAAGGTTAAGGTTCGCTAATGCTTCATCCCATTCTTTTTGCAAGGTATCAATTAGGGCGTTCTTTTCATCGCCTGATTTATTCTTATCATTTTGGACTTCTTTTATTTTCTGCTGGTATTCTTTAGTCAAAGCAAGGCGTTTCTGTTCCCAAGTACCGTATGTTTGATAATATTCGTTCCACGCACTTTGAGCTGCTTTCAGTCTCTCGCTTTCTTCTTTTTGTGTCTCTTTCATGACATCGGAAATGCTCTTATCTTTCTTATCTTCAGCTTGTGTATAGGCAATAGAAATTTCTTGACTCTGCTTTTCGGTTAACTTACCACCTTGTGCCTTACTCCATTCCTCTTCCTTCTTTTTTATGGCAGCTATCTCATTCTTGTAGTCTAATTCGATCTGGGCTATCTTTTTCTTTGAACCTTCCTCCATCAAATCAATTTCTGATTTCTGATTATTTCTTTGGAGGGTGAGAAGTTCTTCATTGCGTTTTTCTTGCTCTTTGCGAAGGGTGTCGGCTTCTTTTTTTGCTTTTGCGGCGGATGATTCTTCTTTTTTGTCGGATGAAGTAGAGCCTCCTTTTCTTTCATAAGTAGCTTTTGCAGTATCACGTAAGCCCTTAAGCCTTTTCAATTCTTTATCTCTATCAGCATCGGACATTATTTCTTTAGATTTCAGAAAATCATTATATGCTTTATCAGCATCTTCATACGTTTTTTTGTATGAGGATAACCATTCTGAAACTGCTTTCTTTTCTGCTTTCGCTGCCTCTTCTTTTGTCTTTTTTGCAGCTTTTGCAGCGTCTATCATCGTTTTGATACTATTAACATCATAAATAGCTTCACCAGACAAAGAGCCTTTTATATCAATCGGTAAACGGAGTTTTACTTTTCCATTCTCTCCTTTCCCTTTTATTCGCTTCTCTAATTCGGAAATGTAGTGGTCGAACTCGTTTATATCAATATTTTTAAGATTAGAAATAAATTGTTCGGAAATTTCCTTTCCATTTTCCTGCAATAAGACATCGCGATCCGCTCGTAACTCTTTTAATTTTTTAACATATCCATCAACACCTTGTTGGCCAGATAATGTTTTTAATAGATTCTCATAATACTTGATTTCCTCCTCAATATTAGAAAGCTCTTTTGCTTTCTTCTCACCCGCACGTTTTGCATCTTCTTCCGCAATTTCACGTTTTAGTTTAAGAATATCCGCAAGTTTTATAGTTTCAATGTCGTATTTTTTGAATATTTGGGGATATTCTTTGCGAAGTTCTGCCAAACTCTGTCCACGTTGTAAGTCAGCTAAAGCAATGTCACGGGAGCTTTCTACGAGTGAATCAATCTTTTGTTTATGTTCCTGCTCCTGCTTGGCAGCTTCTTCCTGTTTCTTATTGAAACGTTTTTGAGCCTTTTCCGCCTCTGTTGTAGAATCATGTAAAGCCCACATAGCAGTTGCTGCCCCCACTAGGAGCGTTGCTGCTAACACATAAGGATTGACCTTCATTGCAGCATTTAAGGCTAATTGAGCTACAGTCTGCGCTTTAGTTGCAATCGTTTGTATTCCCTTTGCTGTCGCATCAGCCCGTGCAGCTACTGCCCAGCCACGAGTTAGTGCAATGTTTGTGATAAGTGCAGTTTTATACACCCCATAGGTGGCAATCATTCCTACAAGCACTTTACCTATAGTTTCATAGTTTTCTATTAGGGAAGTAGTCAATTGAATACCAGACATAATAATACCTTCCGACTTTTGCCCCATCTCATTGAAAGCATTATCCATAGCATCTTGCATCATTGAAAGCTGACCGTTGATAGTCTTAGAGGCATTCTCGGACATTCCAAAGAACTTGCCACCGGCAGAAGTAGCATCAATAAACGCCTGCTGTACCATTTCAGCGGAGATAGCCCCCTTGGACATTTCATCTTTCAATGTAGCAATAGACTTTCCTGTCTTTTCGGAAATGGTTTGCAGTGGATTAAATCCGGCATTGATCATTTGGTTAAGGTCTTGTCCCATCAGCTTGCCAGCAGCGGACATTTGGGAGAAAGCTAAGGTAAGAGAATTGAACTTACTGGATTCCCCCATGGAAATATCACTAATGGCTTTCAAGTACTTGATAGTGTCCTCTGCTTGAATATTGAAACCCAGCATCATTTTTTCAGCACCTACCATATCAGTCAAAGTAAGAGGCGATATTTTTGCTAATTCTTTAATTTGGGGGATGATTTGACTAGCAACATCTTTTCCAACCATTGTTTCAATTGCTGTCTGCATAGACTGAAACTCACCACGCACTCGGATTATTTCAGAGCCTAATTTCTTCAGAGCTGCAACGCCTCCAATAACACCTAACAATTTCCCGAAAGACAGAGACATCTTTTCATTTGCGTTTACCACTGTTTCTGTTTCTTTCTGATATAGCTTTTGTTCGTCTTTTAATTTACGCACTGACAAACGAGCTTGCGCTTGTTGAGTTTGAAGTTCGAACAATGCGCTCTTTTCCTCCTGTAATGCACTTTTTGCACCTTTAAAATCAGCAAACAAAGCATTTTTCTTAGTTGTGCCTTCTCCTGCTTTTTTATATGCTTCGCCAAGTGTCCGAACATCATGTTCAATATCCTTTATCAAAACCTTCTGTTTGATGATTTTTTCAGTTAAGGTATTGACAGCCTGTGCTCCCTCATAAACCTGTTCTTTCAAGACATTACCAATATTGACATTGCCTGAAACATCGCTAAAAGTAGAGCCTAATTTGCCATTGCTAACACTCGCAATTCTCTGGTTTACTCGCTCAATATGCTTTTCAAGTCCATCAATTTGCCTTTGAAATGATGAAATACCCTGCACTTCATTAGGGAAGTTCTTCATTATTTGTTGCACACGTTCAAGACTTTTCAACGAGATCTTTTCAAATGCTGCATCAATCCTCCGCCCTTGAGTTTCAGCCGAATTTCCAAGTTCTACAAAAGCCTTTTGAGACTCACGAATTTTTCGCATTACTTCTTCATTGTTGTATGTCGCATCGAAATGTAAGTTTCCCATATACTCTATTTTATTAATCAAAAATCAACAATCTTTCAAACTTGTTTCAACACAAAGACTTCAACGAAAGATTCGAGATAAAAGTAGACAAATGTGATGTAAAAAGAACTTTTCAAATAGTTTGATATGCAACAAGGCAAAGATTGTTGTGAAAAAGTTTGAAATGATTGGTATTTAAGGTATTTTTGCAAGACAACTTAAAAAGTAAATCACCATGGAAACAACAATGAACATTGTATCTATCATTATTATTGTATTCGGTATCCTCCAAATTATCCTATTTTTCAAAGTCTGGGGAATGACTAATAATGTTAGTGAATTAAAGAAAATGTATGAAGAAAAAAGCGACAGACTTATTTGGGGTATAAACAAAATAATAGAAGAAATCAATAAATCAAACACACAAAACGAAAAAAAGCAAGAAGCCAAGCAAACTGTAATATTCGAAAAAAAAGAAGAAAAACCAGCGCAGCCCTATAAAGAAGCTCCTAAAGAGGAGCTTCCGGTCATAAATGAAAACAATAATGACTTCAAACAACATCTGCGTAAATGGAAAATATTAAAAGAAAAAGGATATGCAGAACAAGCGATAAGGGAATATATTGAATTTACTCAATTAGATCGTGAATTTGCCGTTAAATTCATTGATGATTTATAATAATGGCTCACTCTTTTCTTAGCAACATCAGTTTGTGACTAAAGACATATACAAAAAATATCTGCTACAACTGTGGGAAGATGTTTAAGATGGAGGAAGAAAAATATAGATTTTTGGTGATATCACCAAAACATAAATACTTGTAAAATTATGAACGACACAATAAAATGGTTTATAGCAGGTTCTAAAGCATTGCAAGATGAGCGCGATCTTTGTCGTGTAATTTTTGGGAAAATGCAAAATAAATGGGAAAAGCCTTGTATTGTTAAAACCTTCGAAGATTTCCAAACATCTCTCACGAAAGACAACATAGGAAGACAAGCTGATTATAATAATTTTATTCGCAACGAAGCAGACGGCATAATTTTTATATTTGATGATTATGTAGGTGGGATCACTATGGATGAATTTGATATAGCATATAATAGCTTTAAAGAAAACAACCGCCCACAAATTCATGTATATTGCCGAAAAGCCGATAATATTTCCAATCCGGATATTGAACAACTAAAAGCACGCATGAATTCACTTCATCAGTATTATTGTGAATATAATGATAAAAAAGAACTACAAATTATAATCAGTAATGATATCGATAGGTACATAATAGAAGCCAACAACAGAAACAAAAAAAATGTTGTATCTCTATCTGAAGATTCTTCAAATGATACCATCCTATTTGCAGGAACAGTAACTGTACCTATTTTTTTATTACTGTCATTTGCATATTGTTGTTGGTTATCAGCAAAGTCTATTACCATGCTCATACCGACTTTCCCATTTGTAATTAATCTGTTTATTATTGCGTCATTCTTTATAATGATGATTATAGGAGAAGTAGGCCTATTAAAAGGCTTTTTTAGAAAGCAACATTCTAAATATAGCCTCAAACTAATCATCTCCAGCATTAGCTTTTATATGATATGGGCAATACTTTTAATTCCAACATGTACTCATTCTTTGTTCTATAATAAAAATCTAATCAACATAGTACAAGATGACATCAGATTAACCAAATCTTATTTAAGTTTAATCAACGAAAGTCCATGTAAATTTTCCGACAAAATCAAAAATGAAATCAACGAAATGGGAAAACTTGAAAAAGCACTTATTCTTTTAAAATATGATAATAAAAATGTCCAAGACAATCATATTAAAACAATAGACTCTACCTTACTTGTTTCTTACAAAACCATTAAATTACATGCCCCAAATATCCATTTTAATAATGAATATGATGAATATACCTATATGTCAGATAATCCTCAGACAGCACATCAAAAATTGCAAAATATGATAAATGTATGGATGCATTATTTCTTTACCGAAGAAAATCATTATAATGTATCGGGATGGATTTTTCTTTCCATCATTTTATCTTTCATTCCATGCATTTGCCTTTTTTTACTCAAACTTTACTATCCTATGAATAGATTAAAAAAAATGGAATGAATATTGTTATAAGATAATTATAAAGCATTTTTCTCGTTTTTTTAATATAATATCCAACCGAGGATATCTTTGCATTAAAACCAGATTGATAAAATCTTTACGATATAAAAGCAATAAATATCAGCAAAGCTGGATTCATTCCGGTTTTTAATTTACTCTCTAATCATCTCCCTAACTAGTTCCCTATTTCTCGGGTCATCTGCATTTATCACTTCTCCTGCACTTTTTCCAAGTAGTTTTCGTTCATCCTCACTCAAATAGACAGTAGTGATGGCATCAGCCATGAGCATCTTTAAATTAGCGTAACTGATTCCCCATAGAATATAATCCATAGTCCATCCGTAACGTTGACAGGCAAAGTCTATCAATGTTCCATAGGTACTATTGCCTCCAAAGGTTACGCTACTATTATCTTTCTTAACTGCGGCTATTCTGTTACGCTCTAAGCGTTCTTTATCTATCCCGAAGAACTTGATAAACTCTTCTGTATTATCTCCGGATAGAACGATTGTAAACATGGTAGCAAGCTCTTCTACTTCCAATACTGAAAACTCTTTTGTCCGCGCCTCTACTTTAACACTATCAAAGACATCCTCCTTCCGATTGAACGTAAAGTTAGACAGTATTCGGCAAACAACCTCTTTCTTTTCAGTACATAATCGAATGGCTTCCAAATATGGATTAGTAGATACCAATCTAGTATCAGCTCCCAAACTCTTGAACAATCCTGCAAGGTGATAAGTCATCCCCAACGTAGGAGGATATAGATAAAATTGCTGACTACCAATATTGAAACCAATAGGTCTCTCAATGATGGTATCAGCAATGTTCATTTCAAGCAATTCTTTATCTTTCATAATACTGAATAATTAAAGAGTGCTGTTGAAAGCACTCTTTTAAAAACAATATTCTCAACCCTCTGGAGCAGTAGGTGCTGTATATGGTTTTACTTGATTACCCGTAGCTGGTTTCAAGACATCAGCCGTATACTTCCACTTCTTACCTTCAGCCGTGTCAAATGTATCTTCTACTGACACAGCAGAGCGTTCAATCAAGAATCCCTCACATTCAGGATTCTCTGGTGTCAAACGGAAGGCATACTCATCTGCGACTACCCCATCTTCGTCTTCAATAGGCTTAGTACGTCCTTTAGCAGCACGAATTTCGAACTCAAACGTATAAGTGCTCTTTGCATACTTAACAGCTTCATTCTCACCGCCTTCGACTTTAGCTTCTTTCTTCTCACCTTTGGTAGGTGTCAACTTTGTAGAGTTTTCTACCGGATCATACGGTAACTTAGTCCATGTCGTAGGTGTAGCGCCATCAGCACCGCACTTACCGAATTCAATTGAGGGTTTACCCCATGATAATTGTGCCATAATCTTTTATTCGTTAGATATTTGAATTAATAATTTATTATTGATGAAGTGCTCGTCTTTACCGCTCACTTCTAATACACGCTGTTTGGAGCCTTTGGAATCAACCCGAAAGCCAGCACCTCGGCAATTAAACAGAAGTTCATAAGATATCTTGCAAAGCTCGCGCAATCGGATGGTATTCTCTTCTGCCTGACCATCCCGGATATAATCAGGAACATATATATTCACGTTAACAAAAGCCTTTTGCATCTGACCACTACCGTTGTCGAGAATGGAAATGACAATATCCTCTTTATCAGAGCTGGTAGGGCGTTTTGTTTTCTTCAACTTCCCGGTAACAGCTTTTTCTAAAGAAGAGCCTTTTATAACCGCATAAATCGCGTCCTTTATTTCTATATCCGATTTCATTTCGCAACTTGATTTCTAAGTTTCTCCATCACATTGTAAAATTCTGCATGTGCTAATAGTTCAGCAGATGCAAGAACAGATTTATTGTCTCTGGCTTCTACAAGTTCGGCATAGTTCATTCCAGCAACAACGATAAGAGCATAACCGTTTGAATACTTCTTCGCACGTTCTTCAGCCAAAGCCTTTCCCGCCCTTGAACCTTCCGAGCCATGAAGTACAGTTCCAAAATCAGAGCTTTTAACAATACGACCATGAGCGACAACCACATAACCTACAGAACTTCTTAGATTACCAGTTTGATTGAACCAGCTTTCTTCTTGTGCTCTATCTCTAGCTTCAGCGACACACATATCACCCAAATTTGAGAGAGCCTGAATAGCTATTTTATCTACCCGTTCAGTTTCTGCTTTAATCAAAGCGTCAATTTCACTCATTGATGTAGTAATTCTTATAGCCATAACTTTGCATTTAGTTGCCCTCTGTGGAATCCTTGAACCTGCTTTTCAGCTACAATAGCCCCATTATTCAGAAGTCGGATAATATCGCCACATTTGAACTCTCTACAGTCCTGATTCAAATAGACTACATACTGATACACATAAGTCTTCCCATCTTCGAAGGCTATTGTATTGGCTTTCCCGTTCGGTTCATATCGGCAGGGAATGCTACCTTCAAATGAAGATGTACTGGGATGATAATCACCGTTATTATCTTCGTAACCTCCAGTGTTTACTTGGTATTGCAATATATGAGGTCTGAACTGTATCATAAATAATCTGCTATATCAAGTACTTTAATCCTATTCCCTAACGCATTGGGTAAATCATACTCACGGCATAATACTGTATAGTAATCCTTAATTCCCTGGATATTCCAAGACATAGAGAAACCACTTTCGCTGATTGAAGTGGCACGGAGTAGGAGAGAGGGGATGAACTTTGCGATAGCCACCGACACCCGCATGCGGTTATCCTCATTCATCTCATCCTCTCCGCTTATCTTCGAGTTCAGACACATATCCAAAAGGTCAGCCTCCGACAAGTTAATGCCGAAGGTTTGGAACTTTTGTTTTATGTAGTCTCTTGCTTTCATGTTAATATGGTGTAATCAGTCGGCTATAGGAAGTATTACTATAATGCGTGCAATACTTTGACCTGTATAGATATCGGAACGGACATTTAGACACTACGGTTGGTTTGTTCTCAATGGTTATAATTTCAATACTGCATAGAGGTGGAGCGATATTTATCGCAAGAACGTTCATCGGAGCAATAGAAATGACACCAGCTTGAACAGTAGGCGTATCAACAAAGCTAATAGGCGCATCTACAGACTTAGACGGGATTGATTCACTGAAACTGGACGCTTGCACACCTAGAGATGTAAACAGCATCATAAACGAGCAAAACAGAAAACAAATAAACTTTTTCATCTTTTCTTGATTTATAAATTATACATTTGTCAGGGTGTAGTCTCCCACACCCTGACCTTTTACTCAATACCAAGAGCAATTTTTAGTTTGGAATTTGCTTCTTCGTCAAGTTCGGCAACCTTATCAAGAAGAGTTTTCTCCCCCATGTTTCCAGTCACTTGAACACCGATACCCTTCAACGCATCAACCAAACCCTTTTTCTCAAATTCCTTTTCAAAGAGGGAGATTTTAACCTCTTTCTTTTCTTCGGGAACTTCGACCCGTTTAGCGAGTTTGCGACTTTCCAAGTCCTGTACACGGGCTTCATCCTTGATGTCAAAGGAATCTCCACAGTTATATAACCGATGAGTGAATTTATCGCGGAAAACACTAGTCACTATTACTTTCATGCCTGTACAGTTTTAGAGTCCATACAATAAATTCTATCAACATTGTCGATTACAGGAACTACCATAGCCTGAGAAGAAGTAAATTCCTGAAGAGGATCGTTCTTCGCATACTTAGACAATAAAATGAAGTCATCAGCTTCCTGATAGACTACCCCGGCAACCGGTCTTGTCTTTTCTGCAAGTGTGGTCCATACCAAAGAGCCTAACTTTTCATCACAAGTAAATACGGCCGTACCATCCTTCCAGGGTTTGTGAGACTGGCGTACGCCATTAATCTCAGTCTTGATCTTGCGGTTAATACGATGGAGGGTAATACTAAACTTCTTCTTTAAAGTTTCAGTGGCAGAATCCAAGTCCAAGGCCGGAACAGAGGTGCCGACAAACTTATTGATAAAGGCCCATTGTTCTCTAGCCTGCTGATTGGTATAGAAAGCATTCAGCCAAGTATCATCAGCCCAAACGTCAGTAATGGTATTGCTGTCTTCGTCTGCCTTATCCATTACACGTTTGATATCATCCACAACTTTAGCATCTGCACTACTCCACAAAGCAGCAACACCAAACTGATTTTCATCCTTATACCCATAAGATAACCTAATCCCGGTTCCGTTATTTCTCGTTGATAGAGCAACACCAGTAGAAAGGCCGGACAAGAACATATCTTCAATACGCTCCCAAACACCTTCAAGACATCGTGGGGTATCAGCAAAGATTTTATTGATAATAAGATTCACTGAAAGTCCCTGTGCAATCATATTATCAATATCCTTCATCTGCTTTTCAGTCAGGTAAAGTTTCATTCCCAACTTGGGAATATCACCTGTGGCAGTGGAAAGAGAATCACGCTTTTTCAGCGGAAGTTCTGAATCTAAAGATACAACATCGGCAGCCACACGGCTGTAATCAGCTAATATGCTGGCCCACTTTCCATCAGCAGAGAAATCTGGATTAAGCAGATTTTTATACATATAAGTCTGCTTAGTCTTGTTTCTTTCATTTATCTTCTCAACAATGGATAACACCAACTGAGGAAAGAACTTTTGAGCGTACTCGAAATAAAATGATTTTTCCATTATGCTTCCTCGTCTTTTCTAAATTCAACCAAAGGCAACGCTGCTTTCAACGCATCCAAAATAGCATTGTAAGGGTACGGAGCTGCTGCCGGATTAACTCTACCTCGTGTCATGATTGCAGCAAAAGGTTTTGCAGTACGGATAGTACCTTTAATAATACCTGCATAGGAATATCCTTCAGGAAGTGCCGCAAATGCAGTTCCTTCTGCATTAAGGGGCATAGGTTTGTATGTCCCGGCACCATCAGTAATGGCAGGAACACCAGCCTTAATTACCTTCAATGGATAACCGGTCACATCCAAAGAACGCCCACCGTCAATACCGTCAAGGTATTTAGCAATAACGATGTTATCATTTCCTGTGATAATCTCGTTCGGTTCATTGTTTAGATTCACTTTTGTCATCTTTCAATTTTTAATGGATTAAAGAATTTGCAATGTCTGAAATCTGTTCCTTAGACGGTTTCCCGTCATCAAGGACGTGTCCCAGTCTATTGCTTGGTAAATTTGCCGTCTTTAGGTTTGTTGCGACTGTAGTAAGGTGTGAGTTGATTGCTGCTTCATCCGCTTCTGCAGAAATAGCAAACCCCTCTTTGATACGCCATTCGGGAATACCTAACTCTTTGGCTTTAGACAAAATCGTATTGGCTCTGGCAGACTCGGCTTTTTCCTTCTCAAGAGCTTCGTATTTTTCTTGCAAAGCCTTGAATTCCTTCTCGCGCTCGACCTCTTTCTTCGAGAACTCTTCGAAGCGTTTGTCCATCTCCTTTTGCCATTCCGGTTTGTCCTTGTTTTCAGCGGTTTTCTTGGCATCTTCCTCAGCTTTCTTTCTCTCGGCTTCTGCTTTCGCTTCGTCTTCGGTCTTTTTAGCGTCAGCTAATGCCTTTTCACGTGCTGTTGTTACTCGTTTGTCAATTCCGCTTTGAAGACCTGTCAAAAAATCTTTTTGAGCGGCAACGACAACACTAAGGTTTTCGTCAGTTACAAGTCCTATTGCTGCAAGTGCATTGGCGTGTCCCTGCAAAATTTCATCACTTAACCCAAGGGCTTTATACTCTTGTTTTAAAGCATTGAAAATCTTTTCTTTCATATTGTATAAATATTAATTTGTTAGAAGTTTAATTTGTGGAAGTAAAAATACCACCAATACAGATAATTAGTTAATATTTAGACATTCCATTCGCAACAAGTTGACTATTGTTGTGAATATGGTATAAAAGTAGTGAGTAAGTGGGGGAAGGGGAGATTATTGGATGGTTAAGAATTTACTAAGAAGAGATTGTGGAGAAATAGAATAAAAAAAGGCGTGAAGTAACAAATTCACGCCTAAAATGCTATAAAAATGAATTATAGCTATTCGGGGGAATGAATAATAAAATAATCTATTTTATTACATCAGACATTTGTAAATTATGAATTTTCTCTTTGTGATAATTCTGCTAAAAATGAATCAATAAACGCCAATAAGCTATTTTCGTTATTAAAATCAAAGTGTTTGATTATATCAAACCGATTATTGTTATAATATTCAAATCCAACTAATGATTTAGTAGTCTCAAAATATTTTAAAATATCACATTGTTCATTGGGCTCCCAAAAATGAACATAATACCCTTTCTCATTGCACCAAATATCCATTTTAAAATATAAAGTTCCAATAGTATATCCATCAAAAACCATATTGGTACCCTTATATCGCCAAATCTTTGCAAAAGGTGAGTGATTTTCTTTATATCTATCCTCTAGTCTAATTGCCATATATTCGGGTAAATCGTTCATCATATTTCTGATTGACTTGGCAGTCTTAAGATTCTCTTCATCCATCAAAGAATTATAAAATTTCTCTAAAATTATTGTATCCATTATATTTGAATTTAAATATGTTATCAAATCTGCATACTGACGTAAAATGGCTATACAATTCATATTTTGCGCCTGTAATATTGCTGGTTTAATCCAGCTATCCACGAGATTTATGCCATTATCCAACGAATAAGCAGGTATGATTACTAAATGTTGGTGCACATTTATTTTATCCTGTTTTGTCCAACTACTTTCATCAGGCCGTTTAGATTTATCTAAAGGTAAATAAACAATAGCATCTATTGTAAAATTAGATGAGACCAAATCATAATAGCGAGGCAGTTGACGAGCCATATCTCCAGCATTATTTATCTTATTCTCAATGATAATAGCTTTTTTAGTAGTTTCTGATTTTATCAAAATATCGATTTTACCTTCTTCTCTGACTACTTCTGCATCTTTAAAGTCATCTTTTTTAATTGTTTTCCCGGCCAAATTAAGCATTTCTATGAATAATTGTAAGAACAACGATTTTTCGTTATGTTTCTCAGTGGGATCAAGAAATGCCTTGATAACATCTGAATGATAGTTTTCACGATAATAAATATCAGAGGTCAAGCGAAAAATATTAAACCCAATATCAGAAATACGTCTTTTGGTTTTATCATAATCATGAGCAACTATTCTAAGATCTGCTAATAATTGAGAAATATTTACTATATGTGCATCAGTAATCTTTTTCCAAGTTGATATCATCTTAATTATATTCTATTTTGACTCCCATGTTAAATCAAATTTGTTACAGAAAACTCCTTTGCTAAAGATTATACATCTTTCTGAATTTTCTCAACCTGTTGCTTGAGAGGCCTATGAGCACCGACTGTATAATGTCACCACCACTCATTTCTATTGATATGTTCTGTACTCCCAACACTATATTAGCATCAATATTCAATTTTCGACTTATTTCACGAGCCACCTTCAATGTAGGTTCACTCCTGCCAGTAAGATAATCACTGATACGTGATGGACTTACACCAAGTAATTCTGATAGTTTTGTTTGATTTATACCCATCTCATACATGCGTAACTTAATAACATCAGCCAAAGAAGGAGTTTTGATTGGATAATGTTCATCCTCATATTCCTCAACAAGCCCAGACAATAAATTCAATTCAATAAGATTCCTGTCAGTCAATGGAGTGTTATCGTCTACTAATGGAAAAAGTTCTTATATTCTTTGACAGATTGCATCATGTTCTACCTCATTTTATATCTTAGCCATCACATAGCAGGAGTCAATTCAACATTCAATCCCAATGCGGAAGCGATACGGTAAAAAGTAGAAACTTTAGGTTCCGTTCTTCCTGTTTCAACGCGGGAAATATAAGACTTATTAGTTCCGATCTTTGCAGCAAGCTCTGCCTGTGTCATATTAGCTTTCTTTCTGGCTTCCTCAATCAGTTGACCTGTAAAGAAAGCATTAGCTCTATCCTCAGCAGCTTTACGCTCCGGGGTTCCTTCTTTGCCGAATGCGGCATCTAATTGCGCATCGACATCAAACATCTTTAGTTCTTTTTCGCTCATAATATTCTTTCTTTAATTTTAATGCTTTATCTATTTCTTTATCGGGCGTTTTCTGTGTTTTCTTCTGAAAGCCATTGAATAAAATCACAATCTGTCCTTCATCAAAACAGAAGAAAATCCGATAAATATTACTTTGCCACTCAATTCTTAACTCAAACAGGCCGTCTTTAATAGACTTCACATATTTAGCAGATAGCCTGTCTACGGTCTTTAACATGAGTAAACCGTATAATACCTTTTCTTGCGCACCTTTGTTCAAGGTGTCAAAAAAATCTTTATAGTAGTTTTCGTATGCTATTATCTTTCTGTTCATGTAGCAAAGATAGTAAAAGTTTATCAGTTGAGCAACTTTTGCGAGATGAATTTTAGCCAATAAACAAAAAATAACGGCAACTCTATCGAATCACCGCTATCCAAAAGAAGGCCTAACAGCCTTTACCTTTTTTCTTTGAACCTTTCTTCTTTCCCATGATTAAAATGTTCTATTTATCCTATTAGAAAATTATAACCCTCGTAATTTTTATGACTAAGATGTCGGCTGATGTTCTTTTTCACTGATTTTTTTCTTTTCTGCCGCTTCTCTTAGAATCTTTTCTACCTCTTCATCTGGCTTATCAGTTATACCCAAGAGCCTAACAGCGGTATTCAATGATATTATTCCATTGGAATAAGCACTACCAATAGATGACCACCGAGTTTGTCTGTCTTCTTCAAATGGTTCTTGAAACTCAAACGAGACAACCAACTCGTCAAGGAGCTTCGCTTTATCTGGATGAAGGAATTTCAATACTGATATAATAACCTTTACTTCTCGGTCAACCAAGATGTCATATATCTCAAGATTCTTCAACCGCTTGATATAGCCGATAATCAAAGCCCTCTTTATGGCTTCTCCCGAAAGAGTACCCATACCTTTCATTCCTTCAAAAGACATATCAGGGGTAAGGGAGTCTTCGAGGATAGATGATTTCAAATCTTTCTTCTCGGCTTCACGTGTTTCAGAAGAAAGAGGAGGGTCTATGTATTCAAACTTAGAATCTTTCCCATAGTACTGAATCAATGTACCTATTGCATCCGGATCTTTTAAGTTTTCGATAACATCTGCTGTAGCTGCTGCCATAGGATCAGAGAAATAGTTATTGATATCTCCGGTTTTAGAATCAAGCATTTCCTCTCTTTCTGCCCGATGTTGCACACCCATCCAAGCCTTTTCCTGCTGATAGAATATAATGTTTATCTTTCCAGTAGGGTTCTGGTAAGTCTCCACTTCCCATCCCACTGTTCCCTTTTTACAGTTGAAATAAAAGTCTTTAGTTTGAATATCCCAATGTTGCACGGACTTACCTGATGATTTAACGGAATACCCGAAAGCAAAGGCAACCAATGTGCCAAACTGGTCAAACAAAGGTCTTAGTTTATACCCTGTGGAGCGGGCCAGCACAACCACCTTGACTTCTGCCTGGTTACTTTCGTTCCTGTATAGATGATAAAGCTTTGCACTCTCTGTTTCCGCTCCGGCAAGCCTCTTTACTTTGCGCATGGTGACATTAAACCTCGTTTTATCAATGAAGTCAAGAAACATCTGATAAACATCATCATTGCCGTTTTTCTTTTCCCACTTAATCGGTTTACCAAGAAGAAAGAATAATTCTACTTCATTGATGAATTGCTGCCTGTTCCGGGGAAGCTTCTCGCTGATATACGGGTCTTTGTTCTTTCTGAACTTATTAGGACGCTTCATAACCTTGTGAAGTTCCGGCTTGTACTCACTTAAAGCGATATCCACTTCATCCTCCCTATTCTGCATCAGAGCGATGGCTGTACTAATATCACCATCCTTTATAAGTTGGAATATGTCTCTCTCAACACCCATTGAGTTAAGGGCCTTATTCCTGAATAGTGTTAATAATTCCTGTATATAATTCATAGTCTGTAAATTTACCAAATTCCTAATTCTTCTTTTGAAACTTTTTGTGACTTTATTATCTTACCAAGAAGCTCACCCAAAACCCAGTAACGAGCGGCATCTATTCCGTGATTATCATGGTCTTCCGGCTCGTTGATATAGTTTCCGTCTTTATCCTTTGCCCATACATATTTTCTATACTCTCTTTGTAAGTTATACGAACGTTTGGTTATGTATATTTCATACTCCTTCATCTTATCTATACCCGCTACAACAGAACCGGGGTATTTACTTACAGCATATATCCTCACACCTCCGTTATGAATCTCTTGAATGGTTCTTGGGTCTGCACTATCAGCTATAGTTTTTAATCCCCAAGGGCGTATAGATTTAACAATGTCGGATGACAGCAGTCCAGTTCGATAGTCTACTTCATCAAGATATAGGCGATTATCAATAACTCCACACCGAATTGCTGCCGTTGGATCATTGGTGAAACCAAAGTCAAGACCTAAACCGACTTTTTTGCATTCCTGCGGGAATTCGTCAATAATACCCCACTTCTTGAATACAGCACCCTCTGCCACGTCAGCCCAACGACCGATAACCACGTGAGCATACTTTTCAGGATTCTTCTCTTTCATTTCCTGCACTTCCCGAAGGAACTCAGGAGAAAGGTTCTCTAAGTTGTCAAAGTAGGTAGTGTGAATATGAAGTACATTCGGATGGGTAGAAACCTGAACTTGCACACCGTCAATCTCTACGAGCTTGTGAGTATTCTCGATGTACTTTTTATAAATGAAGTGATTAGAGTCGCAGGGGTTCATTATGATGATAATCCGGTTCTGAATCCCCTTTTTACGGATGGAGAGCATTATCTTATCAAATTCTTCTTCATTCGTCCACTCTTCCGCTTCATCACAGACGAAAGTAGTAATCCCCTGAATAGATTTTAGTTTTGCCGTCTGATTACCGGAAGAAGTCTTGATGCCTCGAAACATGATACGGCTATTAGTCATTTTATTGACTATATCCGTCTTGGTAGTCTTGAAATACTTAGTTGTTCCGTCTAGTTCTATCTTCTCCATCATTTCCGGGATGATAGACATACCAGCGGAAACCATCGTGTAACGGGTGTAGAGAACCTGATGCACTATCTTTTCGGCTTCCGTCATTTCAAAGGTCAGACGTTCAATGAAGGTGGAAGCATTGAAGGATTTCCCCGAATTATGTGTCACAGTGCCATCTGAGTGCAAATAGCGTTGATTTCCATCAAGACAGATACCACACCAATCGCCCATGCCAACTGACTCTATTGAAAGCTGAGATAGATGCCAATCCTTATTTTTACGCACTTCGTCTTTATTGATTTTCTTCCTTGATATCTTGCACGGGATTCTCCATACATCTCCGTTTATGAAAACACGATATACAAAACCGCAATCCTTACCATTACATCTTGCCAGCTTTTTATTGATACTTGTCCTAAACCCAAGTGTGTCGGCAACATATTTTATTTGCTTTGCAAGTTTCTCATTCTTTTGAATAATCTCATACCCATTCCTAAGCATACAACCATCCGTATCTATAAGTCCTGCAAGCAAATCAAGCCTTACATTTTCGCTATTTGATATATAATCTTGTGGAATATGCTTATTACTAATCAAATTATATTCACGCAGAGTGTCCATTAATGGATTTGTCAGACCTCCGTTCTTTGCAAGTCTATAAGTTATGGCATTTCCTCTTATCCCATTTATGGCTAATCTCATATTATTTCTATCCGCATATTCTCGCAAATAGTCTTTTATCTCAAAATCAGCGGTTGTTACTTGAGGAAACATGCTTGTTCCATCACCCAACCACACACCAAGAAGATAAGGCTCAATGTTCACATATTTTTCAATGTATGGTATTGAGTTTGATTTATAGCCACGGAAACGGTCTCTGAAACGCTTACTTTGATTCACAAAGTCGGTAATGCGCATATCCAAAAACTCAGGATAAGCGGTATATCTTCCATCTCTAATTGAATCTCCACTCTTTCTTAAGCTTATTATATGCGCATCATTCACAAAATAATCTTCCGCACTTGTTTGCTGGACACGAAACATTTCACTTTGTCCTCGCATCGTCCCAATTACCTTTCGTGGGCATCCATCATCACCCATGACAAAATCGCCTACTTTAATATCCTTGATTTGCTTTACCGTCAAATCAGACATTATTACTTCTTGCGTGGGTGTTTCACATCCACGACCGCCAGTGATAAGGATAATGAATTTCTCATTATCGGTGTAAAGGGGGTGATATATCGCTTGGGGTTCTATCATTTCAGTTTATCTTTAATCCAGGAATCAATACTGATACCGTGTTTTATGTCGGTAGGAATGTCAGCTTCTTCATCCTGCTTACGTTCAACCTTTCTCCAATCTTCATCGTAATGGTAGAGCCAAACAGACTGCGCCTGCAAACTGGGAGCCAGCTCACCTTCTACAACTTGAACTTCTTCTTCACCTGTCAGATTTCCGTCCCTATCCTTTATCTTTCGTATAGTGGTACTTTTCGTCTTGACACCCCCCAAAGCCATAGCTAGGAACTTTGCCCGGACTGTTGCAGTTATGGTCGCTCGCCCGCGCGTTAATACTTCACTTAATTCAGAGTACTGACTTTTCTTCTCACAAAATGTCTGTGGGGCCAATCCTACAGCAAAAGCAATTTCCTTATCTGTGAATCCCTTTTTTGCATACGATTCTATGAGAGAAAGAAATTCCTCGCTTGCGTAATCAAACTTAGGCTTTCTTCCTCCTTTACCTTTTTTGTTTTGAGATTCACTTTTTGTCATAATCTTATCCGTTAGCTAAACCTCGGCTAGCAGTTGTGTACCCCCTTCTATCTCTGAAATTGGAGAAAGGAAGCAGTGAAGAGTCTACTTTTAAACTTCTTGCCAGATTTTGGGTTACATTATACCCTGCACGAGAGATTCGTTGGTTATTTGATATGTTTCTTGCAATATTACCACTTGCTGCATAGGTTTTTCTCAACCTTTTTGTTGTTGAAAGAATTTCGCTGTAACTTCTTTGTCTTTTTTTGACTCTGCTTTCCTCCTATAATTAATCTATTCTCTCTACTTGTTCATCGAATACCTCTCCCTTGATAAATTTCATATCTGGATCATAACCGAACCTTTCACAGAAAGCTGCTTTAGCTTTATAGGAATCAAAGGACAACATTACGTAGGCATCCATGTCCTCGGCTTGCTTTTGTGCATTCTCCTTAACCTGCTGCTTGACCTCTTTCATGTGGGCAACCTTTTCGGCACGCTCTAGCTGTTTAGCGGCTTTTTCGGCTTCTTTCTGTTCGTTAACAGGCGACATCATATCAGACAAAGCATCAGCAATGGAGCTTTCTTCTTCAGTCTGCAACAGATAATCAACACCAATCATGTTTAGGTCAGCATCAGTCAAGCCCGCGTCTTTCCAATCAATGTCAGGAACAATCTGTGCAAGAGCATCAAAATCCCAGGTACCTTGTGCGTTTGGGTTATTCATCAGAATATTTAGTTCTTTCTCCTGCTTTTCGTCCACGTCAATTACGTCGACTCGGATGCGGTAGTCGTTATCAGGGAACTTCTGCAATTCATCCATGACAGACAAACGCTGATGTCCGCTGACTACGGTTAACCCGGTTCGCTTGTTCACGACAATTCCACCGACCAACCCGAATTTCTTGATACCACGTTTTAATGTCTTTCGTGATTCATCGGAAAGTTTTCGAGGATTATAATTTGCAAAGTGAATGGCAGAACGATTAAGTTCTACCGATTCACTCTTTATGTACTTTGATAGTTCCATATTATCCGTTACTTAAACCTAATCCACCACTGCGTCCTTGACGGGCAGCTCTTGAATATTGTTGGTATACGCTTCCGTTTCTTGCATAATTTAAACGGCTAAGGTTACGATACATGGCACCGCCAATACTGTTAATTCTTGCCTGCCTTCCTGGATTACCAGCTGCAGCATTACTCAAACGATTGGTTTGTACGCCTATATCGGCAGCACTTTTCATTCTTCCTCTTCTTCTATTTCTGACTCGGCTATTTGTTTTTTATTATTATACTCAAATAAAATTCTTTCACTCATAGGAAATACCCGATAGATTCGTTGTAAATCCTGCGGATAGTTCTCTTTTAACCAAAGCATACAATCAAGATTAAAACCCACTCCTGAACTGGCTTTTAAAGAATATCTAACTGGTTCTGGCAATCCATGTTGTCTCATGTATGCAAGAATATCCATTTGCGTCCAATTAGCCAAAGGATAACATAAGCCGTTATTCTCATATCCGTTAGCTTCATACCCTTTCAGCATCAAACGTCTATTCATGCCATCGGCTTTCTTCATCCCCAAGAACGTGTAATAAACTCCATGAGCAAGTTGCATAGCTTTTACCACATCAGCAAGTTTCAGCAGCTTCACCTTTGGATTAGGGACACAATACAACCCGCCACGAAGAATGTAAGTTAGATTCCAGTGAGGCGCTTGCACAAACTCGATCTTTGGATATTTGGCTTTAGTCCAGCCAATCCATCGGTTTATGTGCTCCAAGTCTTTGACGAAGTACATAAACACACAAACGATCCGATCAAACTTTGGATAGATTAAATCAAGTAAGACAAGCGAATCTTTACCCAAGGATAAAAACAGTAAAGCCTCATTCGATTTTACCCGAATGAGGTCTATATACCGGTTCGCTTGCTCTACTTTATTCATAGCTAACCACCAGATAATCCAAATGAAACACGAAGATCACCGTACGTTGTCTACGTGAACCTAACTGGGTGGCACTTGCCGTACCCCTACGATTAGCAACTAATCTACCACCAGCACCTGCGCCATTCATATTTCTGCGCGGTCCGGCTACTCTGTTTACTCTTCTTGCGACTCAGCAATAATTTTTAAATTAAACAATCAATCTATATGTTTCTCTAATACCTCGCCTAAAGTATAGTCCATTTGGGCTGTAAGGTATTCTTCGCCTTGGTGTTCGTAGACAATATCGTTACCATCTTCATCGGTAAGGATCGAAGCTTCTGCACCTTTAACCTCTACAATAGCATAAGGCCGTTTGCCTTTGTACTCACCAGTGAGAAATTTAATAGCATCGTACTTGATAGGCTTTAACTCGATTTCCCCCTCTTCGGGAAGTTCTTCATCAGCTTTATATTCTTTACCACCACATAAGTAGGTTATGTACTTTTTTGCATTGGTAGGTCTGATTTCGCGGTATTCGTGCGTTTTCTTACCAGCCAAAATTTCATCGAAATATATTTGCTTAATACTAAGCGTTAGAATGTTCATAATCGTGTCTTTTAAATTAATAATTAAGTAGTTGCGGAAACAGGACTCGAACCTGTGACCACCGCCAAGTCAAAGCGGTAAGCTAACCAACTGCTCCATTCCGCGATATATTTCTTTTAAGTATATAATTCAATGTGCCTTTGCTACTTATCGAATATTTCTTCATAAGCTCTCTATAATTAGAACCCTTTGAGTATTCTAATTGAATCTGTTGTGCTAATTCATCTGAGTATTTTTTAATTGCCTCTGATGCTTTTTTAGCGCAGCGCATTCTTGTTTCTTTAGCCTTATCCATCGCATTTTCAAACGGTGTACCTATTGCTATATTCTCATACGAATTATCAAAAGAATCACCATTTAAATGTCTAACTTCAATGCCTTTGTCAAAAATAGCATCACCAAATTTTTGATAAGCCTGCAATCTATGTACATAGACCTTGATAACTTTCGTTTCACTCACCCTTATGCCAATATACATATACGGGTCACTGCCACGCGTACCGACTTTTTTACCGCGTGCAGAAAAGGCATTGCCTTGTGAATCGACATAATACCCTTTATCTTTGGCTAATATTTCATATCTGCTCTTCATATTTTAAATATTCACTTCAAAGGTACTATCACAACCAAAGATAACGAAATTTATCTTAGTCTGATACACAACAACTGTCTTATTGTTGTAAACTAAGCCACTTATCACGTTTTTCTCTGCACTTTTCTAAGGTTGCCGCGCAACAGGTAAATAATTCACCATTTTCAGTACGGTAGTCATACTGGTACATTCTCACTCTCTTGCCTTTCAACTTAGCGTTGTAGGTACAGTAGTTCTCTTTACCAGGGGCGCATACACTGCAGCCGTTTTTGTTTATTGAGTTCATAATCGTTTAATTTATTTGTTCGATAAATATGTACTTAGTATAACAATCATAACCATTTGATTTGAAACGGTGTACATAAACACCGTCTACAAATGGATACGGGTAACTCTTAAAAATGCGGTGATATTCTTCTTCGGTGAATACTCTATCTTTATTACGTTCATCTGTAGCAAAAGGTAGATTGTTTAAATCAGGCTGGCAGGCCAAAAATTTAGGGGCATAAATCTGCACCTGTATTGTACCTATTTTCATAAGAGTGTTATTAAAGATTCATATATAAACAAGTCAGATCACATTCTTCATCGTAGTCGTATTCAAGCGATACGGGTGCAAAGTATTGCTGTATCTTCTTTGCTGCTGTTTCATTCTTACCCTCAAAAGAGAAAGTAAAAGAGCGTTTGCCTCTGACTGTTATTTCAACCGGTATACCTGCTACCTTAGTCATGTTGTTTTCAAGTTCTTGTTTTGTCATAATCGTATATTTAAGCGTTAATACCAATTGCATTTCTCATAAAGTCACTCGCTTGCTCTACTGACATATCCAACTTCTTTTGGATCAGAATAAGCATACAGCTTACTTGCTCTTTTGTATTTAAGTTGCCTTGTACAAATTCTGACATGATGAACTTTTCTATTGTTCTTTGTTTAATTACTGATGTTGCCATAATCGTGTGTATTGTGGTAGCCCGAAGGCTACCGGATTAAACCAAACCCAATCTTTTCGCAATGTAAGCGTCATGATTAATCTCGCCATAAGAGGCATATTCATTCGGGCTGTTTCTTTCAAGGGTTCTGCGATACTCATCGCATAATTCTTGCGCCTCAATCTGCGTGAGATTTGATGCTATTAGACACTCTTTGTTGCCAACTATCTCTTGTATGTATACAAACCAAGTATTTTTGCTTTTCATAATCTTCTATGTTACGCAGGGCTTTCGCCCTGCTGGTTAAGCTTAGTTTATTTCGTAATAAGGTTGCTCGCCTCTAATAACTCTCTTTGCATCTGCAATGCTATCATACAGCTTTGCTTCATCATTGTCTATGATTACAAATTCTTGATGAAAGCCATCTTCAAACATTGTTATTGTGTGACCTTTGTAACTTACTTCTTTTATGATCTTCTTTGTTGTCATAATCGTATATCTTTTAATTGCTATTATTATTTAATACCGCAAAGTTTTGAAACTTTCAATAGCTCTTTATCGCTCATAAATATGAGGTCGAAGAAAACACCTTCATCAAAAGGTTTGTTTTGTAATATAGCTGCTGATTTCATTTCAACCATTATTCTGGTAATTATTTCACCTTTTACTTTATCACTCATTTTTGTTGCCATAATCATATATCTTTTAATTGTTATTACTTCGTTTCTGATGATGCAAATGTAAATAGTATTATTTACCTATGCAATAGATGTGCAATAAAACTATACTCGTTTAACTATTATTAGTAAATAGTTCTATTTACATATTGCTTATTAATGTAACTTTGCAGAAAAATAAACGATATGACAAGAATAAAAGAAATATTAAAAGAAAAAGGGCTGACGGTTAATCAGCTTGCAGATATGCTTGAAATAAGCAGGCAGGCATTAAGCAAACAGATACAGGGTAAAATGCTTGTCGAGACAGCACAACGTATTGCAGAGGCTTTAGATGTTCCCATGTGGCAACTCTTTGCATCACCGGAAGAAGTCAAAGGAGAAGAAGACAAGAACACCCTCACCTGTCCCAAGTGTGGTACTAAGTTTAAGATGGAGGAATAAAAAATACATTACTATGAAAACAGCACATACAGCAAATGGTACTTTCCCTGGAACTCCGTTAGTGGGAGACGATAGCTTTGCAAAACTATACCATTATACCAATCTTGATTCATTTATAAAAATATGGGAGAATCAAACATTAAAATTCGGTGTTATATCAGGGGTTAATGATATTAATGAATATAGTAAGCGAATTTCAACTTCATTATACAATGGCACGTTAATAGAAATTGGACAAAGAATTCGTATAGCAGCCGAAATCATAAACTCATACAAACAAATAAGTTTCACTAAAGATTATGATTCTTATATAAAAGGGTGTATGTCGCCAATGATGTGGGGGCATTATGGAGCGAAGGGAAAAGGTGTTTGTATAGAATTAGATTACAACAAGATACATTTTGATGATAAAATGTACCGGAAAAGTATTATATACTCTAATTTAATTAAGAACACAATTGAAATACCTATATTGGTAAATGACAAATCAACAATTGAAGAATATATAATCAAAGAACTTGATAATATATTTTTTACAAAAACATCAGATTGGATTGGAGAAAATGAATTCAGGGTTGTAAGTAATAAGCATGATTTTTTGGATATTAGTAATGCAATAACTAATGTTTATGTAACTGATTATTGTAGTGATACATGTATTAAAGTTGAAAAGTTAGTAAACGACCAAGTTCCAGTCAGTTTTTTACATTACATCGGTACAGGAAGTGGATGGAGGTTACCTGTACTCACAGATATAAAAAGGGCTCGTGAACAAGAACTCAAATCTCGCAATAACCCAAATAATGTATTGAATTTAATATAGTTTTAACCACCAAACGCCGCACTCAGTTTGCCGACTAGTGTGAGCGTTCAATAAAACAACTAATATTATGAATTGGATAGATACAAACACTCTAATAGCCATTTGCACCTGTGCGATTGGATTAACGCAGTTTCTTTTATGGAAACATATTGCTAAAGTCAAAGCCTATGAAGCTGAGAAAGGAAAGAACCTTGCAACAAAAGAAGACATAGCAGGGATTACTAAAGAAATAGAATCTGTAAAAGAAAGCTATAACAAATCTTTAGAAAGTCATAAAATAGAACTTCAAAAAGAATTTGAAGCCCATAAATATATTTCTAATCTATGCAACTCTTTAGACAATCTTTTATTAGAACTAATATCTGAATGCTTAAAAGCAGAAGCGTCAAAAGGTATATTTTATCCAGATAATGATAACAATCTAATATCTACGACATGTAAACTTGCCCGTTTTTTAAATACTTATAGAAAAAGATATGAATCTAATGAATCAATAAAAAAATTGACTAATATATCTAACAAAATAAACATAGAAAATGAACTTCTCGAATTGCAATGTGGAACAGACTGTAATGGTGATATGCTATGTAAAATAAAACGAGAAGATAAAGATGAATTGTTAGAATCTTTAGGATCAACATTATCACTATTTCTCCCTCCTTTCAAAGAGAACAAGCCGGAGCATTAAACTCCGGCTTTCAATTGATTAGCCCCTTGAATTTCAAACGATTTATAATCTCGGTGTAAAGATAGTCTATATCCTCGCTAAAATCATCGTAATTTTGATACAGAAACACAACATCTTCGCAGTTGTTGGAAATTGTACTTTCAGATTGAAGGCCAACAACCTTTGCAATTTCCCCTCTTATCCCATAAACAGTCTTTCCACCGGCAAGTGTACTGGGTGAAAACAAGTATAGGATAATAAAGATGAACTTTTTTCTTTGGGTGACATTTTCGAGGCATGGGGGACAATCTCTTTCGTTGAGTATCTCAGCGAATATCTTATAGATTTCATAAATAAGGCTTTTGTCAGATAGAATAGGCGTAGATATTGCATTCTCTTCTTCGGAAAGTTCTGATTTCTTGATTCTAATCTTTTTTAAGCGAATAATTCTATCAAAATTCAGTTCCATAACACGATTATTTTAAAAGTAAATAGTATATTTGCATCATAATCGTGTAAGATTTGGGAGAATCAATGCTTGGTCGTGCTGGCAGATTCTCCCTTTCTATTTTAAAGCCCTATTCCTTTTGAGAATGGCTTTATTTTTTTTGTCTACTTCTCTGCTCCATATTGAAGCATTATAGATAGAAGTTGCATATAATCTCAATTCCTCGCTATTAGCAAGAAAATCTACTCGTAATGCCTTTATCATAGATTCAGCATACAAATTTTTGTCAATATTATTATCCATATATCTATTATTTTAATTAAAGCATAAAAAACCGAATAATCCTTGATAAGAATTATTCGGCATATCAAATTCCTGCTACATCATAGCCCAGAACAAAGAATTAATATATTGTGGGAGAAAGAATGTATACAGAAATGCAACATCAAAATCCTCACATTAGAAATTTAAATGGCTAGTATCTTGCCTTTTATATGATACTATTGTAATTATGGTTAGTTTTATCCAAAAGGTTTATTCTAATTTAATTTCTGTATTATGCGAACAACTACCACATGAGTGTACCTTTTTCTGTGGTTCTCCAAAAAGTCTATTAAGCTCATAGCTATTGATCCATTCCTCAAATTCATCCACTAGATTTTGATCTTTTATAATTCTATGCCCACGCCCTTTTTTCCGAAAATTCAAAAATTTAGTCGGCAAAAATATGGCAGAATCACCAAAATAATAAAAATGTGTTGATAATAAAACATTTATTCCACTTAAATCCCGCTCACTATCACACATATTATGGGCTCCGGCCCTTTGTATAGGAGAATCTCCTTTAGAATAATCATAGATACAATCTCCTCTACGTTCAATTATATCATCAGAATTTATTTGGGGAATTTTAATATGCAACTTAGATCTGCATAGGATATCATATTCTTTAAAAGATAAAACTTCCGTTATTTTCATTGCATAAACCAAAGTATCACCTAAACCTAATTCAAATGATCCAGTTCCAATAACCCAATCACCCACTTGGGCTTTTTTTCTAATGACAGGCTTGCATATTGCCAAAGTACAGACACCACCATAAGGGTTAGGCGCCACTCCGTCATCATATCTTAGCACATACGAATAAATTTGACCCATAACACATTTTTTTATAATAATATTATTAAGACATTTTACTTTATAAAGTAATAAGCAGTATTTCCTTCTTATCGTTCCAAATATATACAAAAAAAACGATATCAGCTTAATAGTACATCATAGTCTATTGAAAAACATATATTTTATTATAAATATATAGTATAAGAAAAAGAAATCTATTTGTTTATGGATTATGTTAGCAAAAACAACAGTTAAACATTTGTTTCTTTTCGGTAAATAGAAAAATAAATCGTTTCATTAAAACAAATTCATTACCTTTGCAACCGTTAATAGATTTCTTAACTAGGAAAATATTAAAAAATTAGAGTACAACATAATATAAAAAACACGGTATCATGATTTTTTCGCTTAGTATGTCAACAATTTTATGCCTTGGCTTAATTATTTTCTGCACACTCATATCCTATGGGTATATCAGAAGATTAAATAGTAAAGGCAAGTTAGTATCAAACCGTCGTTGGGTTGAAAATATCCCTTCAATTATTTCTACATTAGGAGTATTAGGTACATTCTATGGTATCACAACAGGACTTATTTATTTCAATTCTAATGATCTTGACACAAGTATTCCCGAACTATTAGACGGATTAAAAACGGCCTTTTTTACATCAATTGCTGGTATGTTAGGTTCTCTATTTTTGTCTAGAATAACCAACTCATATTTTGATAAAACAGACGGTGGCATTTCAGACGCCAATCATGCAGCATCACAAATATGCCAGGCAGTTCAACAGATGAGCCAAAGTAACATGACCACTCTTAATGCTTTAAGAGAACAAGCTGAAAACCAAGCTAAAGACCAGACTATATTCTATCGTACTGTAAGTGATATCCTCACCTCCCTTCAAACGTCTTACACAAATACAGAAAATGCAATAAACTCAATGGTTATTTTAGCTCGAGGCCAAGAAGTAGCTCTCAACGACCTTAGAAATAAAGCCGAAAGTGTTACTCTATCTCTGGGCACAGTAGAAGAAAACTCCACCTCTCAAACTGCTGCACTCACAAATATCCAACTACAAACGAAAGATTTATCAAACATTAATCATAACATTAATGAAATGCTTGACGTTCTTTCAGGCATGAGTAGCACCCAAGAAGAAATATCCGAAGAAGTTAAAACGTTTGGAGGAAAACTTCATTCAGAAGTAGTTGAAATTGAGGATAAAATGGATGCCACAAATCATCTTTTAGTTGCTAAATTCAATGAGTTTTCTGAACTATTGAAAAAGAGCAATACTGAAGCCCTTGTAGAAGTAATGAAAACTGTTACAGAAGAATTTCAGAAACAGATGAATGCGCTCATTAATAAACTTATTCAAGAAAATTTCGATCAACTAAACCAAAGTGTAGAGAAACTCAATACTTGGCAACAAGAAAATAAAAACATGATATTCTCTCTTACTAAGCAATATAAAGATATGGCGAACAATTTTGAAAGTACTTCTACTACACTTACAAAAGTTAGTGATGACACAAAAACTCTCGTCAGTGAAGGTGGCAAGCTCAAACAACTTATTGACTCTCTTAATCAGGTTATTATTGAAGACCAAAAATTTATTGATGTTTCAAATAAACTTCAAGAAACAGCGACTCTCTCAAAAAACAATATGGAACAATTTGACGAATCTACGAAAGTTTTAAATGATTGGGTTCGAAAACAACGTAATTTTGTAGATGGCGTTCAACTTCTTATTGAAAAACTCGACGAACTCAATAAAATCCGTGATTATGGCGAACAGTTTTGGAAAGGTACAAAAGAAAAAATGGAAGAAGGAGTCAGCATAATCACAAAAGGATCTCAAACTCTCAACACACAATTAACTTCACTTGATCGCCAATTTTATAATCGGTTAGGTGCCACACTTGCTGAACTAGACAACTGTATTACTAAAATGGTTGAACACGTCAATAATCGTAGATAATTATGGCTAAGTCTAATGTTTGGATGTCAGTTTCTGACCTAATGACAGGTCTCATGGTTATATTTCTGTTCATAGCAATAGCCTACATCAGTCGTGTAAAACAGAATCAAACTGTACTTACAGATTATATTGAAACAAAAAACGAACTTCACAACAAACTTGTTAAAGAATTCGCTGGTGATACTTTACAATGGCAAATGGCTATTGGCAAAGATCTTTCCATGAAATTCAAGGAACCAACTGTTCTTTTTGCTTCAGGGTCAGCTGATTTGACACCTCGTTTCTGTCAAATCCTCAATAACTTTCTGCCCAGGTATTTCAACATCTTACTCAATGATAGTTTACGAAGCAATATTAGAGAAATTCGAATTGAAGGCCATACAGATAATGTACCGATGCCTAGTTATGATATGGATTCTTATATTGCCAATGTTATTTTATCCCAAAAACGTTCACTTAGTGTATTAAAGTATTTCCGAAAAATGGAAGTTTTCGAAAGATACACTCAAGAGCAACAACGCTTACTTGAATTTTGGTTCACAGCTAACGGGCTTTCTTATGGCAAATCACTTGATAGTAATGGTGATTATACTATTACTACAGGTAAGGAGATTGATAAAGAAAAATCTAGGCGTGTAGAGTTCCGAATAGTTACAAGTGGCGATGATATACTTGAAAACTTCGTGAATAAAAATAAAAACTGATATCTATGAATACTGAAGAGCCTTTTTACCAGTTTGATCGTCTAAAATCGCAACTTAGGACTATGGGGATCGAGATTGGAGAAGCATCACCATGGACCCCAGTAGGAACAATTGAAGTTCTTCCTGAAGATATTGGAACAAAAATAAAGTTTGAAGAAAACGGCATCTTTTACATTGATGACAACAAGATAGAACATCAAGGTTTCATGTATAAGCGTAATTTCTATTTTCATGATTATGGAGAAGCAATGCCAAAATTTCATATAAGAAATTGCGAGGCACTTCAACTCTATGGCAAAGATGCTTATCGTTTTGCAAACAATGAACCTATTAAAGTCTTTGCAAGAGATAGAGCAGTTCGCCATGAAGTAGAAGTTTCCGGATTACAACTATGTAACTATTGTGCCAATATACTTGCTGGAGAATTAACTAATAAAATTCATAATTCCACTGATTTTGTAGAGTTCCTCAAACAAACAGAAGGAATTTTCCCTGATGAAAATGGAGATGTTGATGTTGACATCTTTGGCTATACCAAGAATTGGGAACAAATAAGTCATGCGTATCGTTCTTTACATCAATTTACATGTGAACGATGCGGTTTGCAAATAACTAACCTTTTTGATCAACATTATATGCATACCCACCATAAAAATGGAAACAAAATAGATAATCGAGAGACTAACCTCGAATGTCTTTGTGTTCGTTGCCATTCAGAGGTAGATGATCGGCATAGAAAACGTCTTAGTACTGGAGCAAATAGGATTATACTAGAAGATTTCAATGAGAAGTACCCTTCATATAATAAATATATTTTAGAAGACAATGATTTACCTTTTTAATATGCCAATTCGAATCACCTAAAAAGTTCAAATTCATCTTCCTGACCTATTCGATCAACAGGGAATGTTGCAAAGTTATGAGACAACTTCTTCTCTTTTAATATCAGATACCTTATGTCTTCGAATAGTCAACTCTCTTTGGGGAACTTCTATTTTCCTACGAGTTATATATCCATATTTATCTTTATAATCATTCATATCTATCTTGTTTTACGTTAATTACTCCCTATTCTCCTTGCATTTCTTGCAGAGATAAAGCCCTGTATCTTCATCTCTACCCTCTGATTTCCACATATCAGACATACAATTATCGCAATATGTAGCCTCACTTTCATCTTCACATGCTCCACAAAAGTTCTTTCCCTCAATCTCGTAATGACAACCTTCGGAATAACTATCATACAATCTCTTACACACGTCACACATTTCTATCGAATCCGGTAGTATGGGGAAGTGTTCTTGTAGATACCAAATAACAGTACTTGATTGCTCTGGAGTAAGTTTAACTTTATACTCATCACCTAAAGAAATTCCTTCTGGAATATCACCCTGCAAAAAGGAATGAAACTCTTGAATCCATTCTAAATCGCTCCAATCACGATTAGAATTATTCTTTTGAAGTTTAATCTCATTCTTATTCATTTCTATCTTGTTACTAGTCAAATTTTGATGGCATATCTTCGGCAAAGACGAACGCTTTAGCATCATTATTCCATCTGATTTCTTTGTTTCCTTCGAAATCACGGAAGAAATGGTTGTATTCATCTACTAAAGCGCATAAACCTATTTGAGTCGTTTCGAAAGAGACAAAGTATTCATTATTGTAAGCCTTATATGATTCCAAGTCCAATATGACAGAAGAGAGGATCTTCTTGACTTCTTCGTTTTCACAGACTTCCATATACAGGAACTCCCCGCATTCGTACATATCCTGAACTGCAACGTGTTTTCCCTCAACTAACCGATTTAATGCTTCTAACGTCAGTTCAGGTTTCTCGTAAAATTCTACTGTAAAAAGTTTTTTTGTTTCCATTATTTCCGTTTTTTAGATGGTATATAAATTGGGGATGTCTTCCCTTTATTGGTTTTATTTATGCCGTTCATTTTGTCAACCGTCTTTTGGCTGAAGATGGTAGAACCAGCAAGACCTTTAATGTTTTTTCCCATATTAGCTCCTTTCTATTCCGTTTTTAATCTTAAAGTTATCATTACTCTATCCCAAAGTACAAGATAGCTTTCCCAATAATCCTGAAAGCTAAAATAGTACCAACTCATTTGCAGATACCATATTGGTAAATAAACAATAAATATGGTGAGCCACAAAGGGAGTAGCACCCATCTAATTATTAGTTTAAGTTTGCTCATTTCTGTCTTGTTATTAATTAAACGAACCTCAACAGGGGGTAACTCTGTTTAACTCACGGATTCCCGCCGTGCCTGTCTCTTGGTTCGTTATTAATTTGCTTTTAATCTTTCTTATTGCGATACTCAGGGGTAAATATCAATGCCAATAACACCCATACACTTTTTGTCACCCATAGAGAAAATCCTATCAGAGAGAAAAAAGCAACATAAATCAATGCGATACCTATATTCTTCATATTTATATTGTTATGGGATAATTAATTCGGGATTATCATAGATATTACCAATCACGATAGTATCATCCATTTTTGTAAGATCAGATTGCCCGAAATAGAATAAATTTCGACCATTAGAAAGTTGAAAACGACAATTATCATATAGGATAATAGCTGTATATTCTTCTGGTTCAAAACCAAATGTAATAGTGTGAAGAATATCCCCTTCATAGATTTCTTTTCCGTTCTTGTCGAATAATCCAGTGAACTGACCTACGGTTTCGGGATAAACCTCATACATGCCGATGCTTTTCCCTATTTCGATATTATTTAAGGGGGGAATGACAGCATATCTGTCCTTTTCGATCTTAACGAGGGAGCCATACAGCCAGTCTTCGCTGTATATACTTTTCCCTCTGAATTTTATTGTACGATTCATTTTATTCCTCCTATTCCTGTTTTACGTTAATAACTTGGATTCAATACACTCACATCACATTCGTGGCACAAGCTGCATTCCTTCAGTTTATCTCTAAGGCACATAGCTTTAGAAGTTGCTTTATTCTTTTCTGCCCATTTTGTACCAGCGATAAAAGAACGTTCTGCCGTTGCACGAACATTCAGCACCTTTTTCATTTCTATTTCCGCATATTGTTTTGCAGCTTCTTTCATATCTTTACTCATATATCTGTTTGTTTAAATCTTTATAAAAACAAAGCAGAAGAGGTGCTGCATAGCAAGATAGCTTTTAAACCACCTCCCCGAAGGTTCGAACTTCTTGAGCAATTTCCGTGACTTACTGTACACATTCGGCTTTGTTTCATTTCCATATCAATTTGAATTTATTTGTACCAACGTCCACCGCAATATTTACATACGAAATATTTTCCCATACTCATCACCTGCACTTTTTCATCAACGCATATACGACATATGCAAACATTGTGGTCGCCATCTGACACGGGGTCCTGAATCTTATCATATTCCCAAAGGGATAGTTTACCTTTAGCCGGTATTGGTTCAGGGAATAAGATAGGATTAGCCAATACCCAATTATATACACTTTTATCCGCCCAAATGGATGGATGGTTTTGCACGCAGTCTACGATCTCCACACTACCGATGATGGAGCCAAAAGGAAGATCGTTGAAACCTATACGGCTCATAGGCGTATTAAGAATCTTTAGTCTTTGATTTGGCTGTAAGCAGCCAAACTTGGCAATATCACCCTTTGCGCTTGAATGTATCAGTACACGTCCACGGAAATTTGTTCGCCAGCTCCGGTTCTCAATATCCTTGATACCATGGACTATTAAAGAAGCCCACGGTTGCTTTATTGTTATTGCTTTCATTGTTCCAAACTTTTTTTTGTTGCTACTTGTTTAATTAAAAAATAGATTATATGAGAACCAAATTACTACTTACGTTATTCTGCATATCATTATGCCTTAACATTGCTTCATGTATGTCGGTGAGGGTTCACCCGCATAAGGATAAAACAATTCCTCCAGGACAAATAAAGAAAGTGACAGGCAGTAAGTCTGCGAGATATTATGCTCCGGGGCACAATAAGTAGAATAGTTATTCTTCTGTTTTTCGCAAATCCTTGATAATTCTTCAAGAACTTGCAAGGTCATTACTTGGTCTTATTCATTAAAAAACTTGATCTTTTAACAGTTTGCTATTTTGATTTGATAGCTAGTACTTCTTCCCATGCATCTTTTCACGGAGTTCGTTATACTTCATTTTCTGCTCGATGTGCCAAAGCAGGCCTATATCTAAGTACTTGGCAAGCCCGAAGATTGATAGTATCATATCATTCACGGCTGTAGGAAAATCAAATATTCCGTCATACCTAACAGGAAGTGTAGAGATGGAATAGATTGATTCGGTGAAAGTTTCGTCTTTACAGGCTTCTGCCATATCTTCAATACAGTCATCAATATCTCCGTTGGCAAGTTCGAGGCTTATTCCTCGAAGTCCTGCAAGGTCAAGCAAGCGGATTACAGCATCGGCTAACTCTTCCTCAATTGAGCCTTTTATAGTTTCATTGTATGCGACTTCGTAACCACGCTCTTTGGGAATGTCTGGGTCTAACCCTTGACAAATGCGGCTGTTAGCAATCTTCTTATTATACCGATCAACATTGGCTCGTTTACCTTTTCTATCAGCTTCCACAGCTTCCATGAGTTCGGATATAACAAGACAAAGACAGTGCTCGTTACTCAATTCCTGATCGTGAAAGCCGTGTTCACAAGCGGTTTTATATGCCCTATCACGGAGGGCGTTCAAATCTATTTTACTCATATTTATCTTGAATTATTGAAATAGTGCTTGCTGCACTTGCGACAACACTAGCTTATTCGCATCAGCAAAGAACTTTTTCTTTATTTCGAATCCGTATGCTCTGCGTCCTAGTTGGGCGGCAGCTAATAAAGTAGAACCACTGCCGGCACATGGATCAATAACGACATCACCTTTATCAGTGAATATCTCTATTAACCTACGAAGTAATGGTACTGGCTTTTGGGTATTGTGAACCTTCGGTGTTTCATTATCCTGTACCCAATCAAAGCAATTGAATATCATCCGTCCGTCGTTGTTAAACTTTGGAAGCTTGTCACGATACAACAAAAGACCATATTCGCAGTTACCAACCACTTTCATGTTTGCTTTTAAAACCTGCGATGAAAAGTTTTTTCTAAATACAAGATTTATGTATTTACCCAAACCGTATCTCTTACCAAGTTCGATATATCGGAACTGGTCTTCAAATTCACAAAAGATTATCATACATGGTGCACTTTTTTTAGTCTTAGGTTCTTTTATAAGCATTTGGCTACAGAAGTGCATAAACTCTGCCGGGCGAAAGTCTTTATCGGTATCAAAGAATTGTTTGCCCGCCTTATCACTTTCTCCGTTCTTATTATCACCATTCACATACCATGAGGGATTAGAGGCATAAGCATTATTTCCCAAATTGTAAGGGACATCGGCTATAATTAGTTGAGCTTTAGGGATTCCATAAACTTTGTAGTTCTGGAAATGGTCATTATATAGTTCGACTTCTTTCATATCTTACTAATCTTGATTTAATTAATATTATCCATCAGGTGGGCCGCTATCGCATAAACCACCAGGTAAAATAAGATGTTTACTCCTAGGAGAAGGAGGATGTTTAGAAGTATTCTCATGACTAATCCGGCTTCTTATTACTTTCGAAAATATGAGCGAATGTACTTTTTTCATCTGATAGATCGAGTTCAAGTTGTGAAGGGTGACGTTTGATGTAATTATAAAATGCGAACATCTTCTTGTCATCGTCACCGCAGCGGTCTACCAACAGCCGGATGAAAGCCAAAAGGCAATCGGAGTCGTTTCCGAAGTTTTCCTGTGTGGATAGCTGGGATTTATCCACATCTTGTTTCAATTTACGGATCGCGGCTATTGCTGTGTTGAAATTGCGTTTTGCATCGTGGCGTAGCTCATAGCCTTGCTTTCCCATTTCGCTTCTCAAATCATAGAGAAGGGTTTCTACGACATCTGTCAACACATAGGTTAAGTTGAGAGTCGTATTGAGATTTGTTGTTCCTATTAACATGATTTTATTTATTTCTTATTTGGATAAATCCACGATTTTCTGTCTCTCTAAGGAGTTCAATATCTTCTTCCTTGATATCGCAAGGAGTTTCACCGTTTACGGTAGTATAGTCCGGGATATTAAACTTATCCCTGATTTTCTTTTTGATTCTAGGGATGTCTTTAGGATCAAGATGCTTTGTTTTCCAATAGATAGTTACTTTCATGATTCTTGCTTATTATAAAACTCTTCTAATTGCATTTTCTGCTTTTCAAACTTTCTTTTGGATAGCTCATCCATTAGACTATTAGATATACGCAAAGCATTGATAGCAGATTCATCCCCAGATGCTGCACGCTTTTCAAGTTCTGTTCTATACTCTTCATAGAACATGCCGGACATAGGCTTTAACTCATCCGCTATATGTGATTTATGCTCATTCCAAGACTGGGTGTCGGCAGCAGCACATCGTTCCTTATTATACTCACGAAGCCAACTCATAATCACCTGCCCATCAATACGATTGTATATTCGTCCGTATTTCATCTTCATGGCATTTTTGAAACAGAGTTTCAAGTCGTCCATTTTGAAGTATGGATATTCCTCCATAATCAAATCAACGGTCATAGCTACTTGAATATCAGACATAGTTTCAGTAGCATTGAAAAATTCCAAAGCATCGGCAAGCAAAAGAACAACGGCGGCTCTTGACTTTGTTTCCCCAAGTATCCTTGTAATTGTTCCTATTGCTGGTTCTGAACTTAAAAATACATCTTCAATCGTTTTGGGGCGAAGCATCTTGCAGTATTGCTCCGGCGAGGTTTTTAAGGCGACCAACCGACTCTCTTCTTGTGGCAGCAGTATCAGTTCGTTTTCCATTGTAATTACCTTCTAAAATTTTAGTATAATTTGCTTGTTTAAATATCCAATCAAAATCACATTTCCAATTGCGGTCATTTCCTCCAAGAAGAAAGGGACTCTGAAGAACAAGATTAAAAGCTGTTCTGATGGATTCTTTGCCATATTGGGATATCCGGGCTTTAACGGCTTTCTTTCTAGCCTCAGTCATTGACTTTATCTGCTGAAGTTTGTTCTTGAATGTAGAGTTATAGTATTCCATCAATCCGTTGTAATCAACCTTTTCAGATAGGGAGGGCGAAGAAAGCTTGTCTTTCTTTGATACTCCGTTAGGAGTATTTTCTTTCTTTTGATTATTAAGAGATATATCTATATACTCTCTTTCTTTATCTTTCTTTGTATTTGTGCCCTCCGTGTGCCCTAATTTTTGTGAAAATTCAGATTGTGGCGGATGATTATTCGTAGGCTGTGCCGCAAGTTGTGCCCTTAATTGTGCCCATTCTTCTTTTAAACTATTGATTTCCATGCCAATATCTGTGCCCTTGTTTGTGTCCTTTGTTGTGCCGGCATCGTTATATTCGTCATATTTGCACAATGTTATGATATTGATACCTTGTGTACATTCAGAAGTTATCATACCTTCTTTCCGTAGATGCTCCAAAAAAGAACGGACTTTCTTTTCTGACCATTGCCAACGTTTTGCTAAAAATCTGATGGATGCTGGGTATTGCCCACGATTATAGACCACCTCTCGACCTCCGATACACTCCTTTCGGGGCGTTGCATCAAATCGTGCAGATTGTATTAAATCTAACCACGCTTCGCAACTGCTAAATGTCCGGGCTTCATTCCACATTATATTCGAGAAGAACCTGCGGCTTAGTTTTATAAATCCTTTATCGTTTTCCATTCGATTAAAATCTCACGTTTGTTAATTGTCTTCCTTTAGAGCAAACTACCCATTTACCATTACCGCTATCAAACAACCGTAAATCAGAGACTTCTCCAAAACGTTTGATGTTCCCACATAAATCTACGATCCAGCCACATTCTTTAGAAGGGTGGGGGCGAATAGCCCGACCGACTATCTGATACCACATAGCAAGTGACATCGTAGGACGTGCCATAACGATTGTATCAAGCTCTGGATAATCAAAACCCGTAGTAAGTACTCCAACATTAGCAACTACCGGAATTTCGCCTGATTTGAATTTATTAAGTATCATTTCACGGGTAGCCTTTGGAGTGTCACCCGAAACAATTGCACATCCTGGTATTGACATCGTAAGCCGTTCGGCTTCTTTCAAGAACCGAGTAAATACTAAAATGCCTTTTCTCTTACCACCTGCTTTGGGGGTCATCAGCCTTTGAACGATATGAACGAGATAACCATAGAAGTCTATCCGTTCATATTCTCGTTGAACTGATTTATCGGTATAGTCGGCACCGGTGGTATTTACTTTCAGGTTAAGTTCATTCCATCCTGAAGGATTCATTGGATAATAGTTTAGCTTCGCCAAGTAGCCCATATCTAATAGGGTTGATACCTGTACATGGTAAATGACCTCTGAAAAAACATGAGACTTTGTCCGGGTGATGAATTTCAGCATAGAACCGAAATTACGACTGGATGATAACCGATAAGGCGTAGCTGTCAGCCCAAGAACCTTACACTTCACCGCATCGAAGAAATCCTTATACATTCCTTCTTTGGGGTTTACCAAATGACATTCATCCACAATGATGTTTTTGAAGTGAGTAAAGAGTTCGGGATGAGCTTTCACAGAACCGATGGTAGCAAATGTTATTCGGTTTATCTCCTTTGAGTTGAAGGAAGCAGAATAGATGCTACAGTCGAGAATGCCGTATGAACATAGTTTTTTGAAATTTTGCTCGAGTATTTCCTTACTCGGCTGGAATACTAAAGTATGACCCTCAAGTCTTGCAGCTATATCCGCAATGATAAGCGACTTTCCCGATCCTGTAGGCAATACCATGATGGCGTTAGTTTTCTTTGCCTTGTTGCTGAAGAAAGAAACGGCTGAATCAGATGCTTTCTGTTGGTAATCACGTAATATGTAACTCATATTCCTTTCTCCTTTCGTAGTTTCTTATTAAGTGCTTTGTAATACTTGATAAGCTGCTCATAATCAAAATCAGACTTCTTAGAAGTACCGGCAGCTTTCACTTTCAGCAAGTCGAATTTCTGTTGTCCAATTTTGGCTATCAGATTCACCCGATATCCTTCCAGATGATCAGCTTTGAACCTATTGCAGTGACGGCATTCGGCATGGCAGTTATTCTCATCAAACCGTGTCGCCAAATGTGTACGACTGAAGTAGTGCCCGCAATCGGCTTGCTCAAACGGTTTTATCTGTCCGCAACTGATACAGCGAAAATATCCGTTCGGCATACAATCACGAAGCCGGATAAAGAGAGAGAACTCCTTATCAAGTTTAGCTTTCAAATTCGGCTTCTTCTTTACTGTTACCCCTGCTTTATCAAACAGAGGTAAAGGCTTGTCTTTCTTCTTAGCCTTGGTTCGTTTTATGTAATATGGCATTCTACTATTGGTTTACATAGTTCAACAACTCGCTTACAATCATCCACATCGAACATTCCTATATGGCAAACTTCACGGGGTATATTCAGTTGGTTAGATAGCCATAAGTAAGCTTTGTTTCTGTTCGAGGTATTGGGAATGTGTTTCTTACAAATCTTATTGATTAGGCCTGTTTTGGCAATCTGGTCAAAATAGAAGTGAGCTTCTTTCTTTGCTTCCCTCAATTCCGCATTTGCCAAACGTCCTAATGCTTGGTCTGTACCCTTATGTACACCAACGTAAGCTCTACAATCACGACACAGATAAATCATGCCGTAGGAACGTCCGTAGATTATAGAACTATCCACGTATTCGGTAGGCTTGCCACAATAGGGACAAATCTTACCTGTTATAATTTCATCCATAATTTTCCAATTAAAAGCCCCGAAAGCGTATTCTCCGGGGCACAACTATTATTCACTAACTCTTGCCATTTATGTGTGGCTCACATTTATGTGGGACAAGCAGGAGTCGAACCTGCACAAGTATCGTCCGGATAGGTTTTCGACTAAATTTACTCACACATCCCCGGCACCGGTCTTGATGACATCCATTCTTATGTACACTCAGAATTTCCGTTCATTTAGTCTTAGCGCCCTATGACCATTTTGTCCCATGTTCGCCTGCCAATCTTCACAGATAGGCAGGCTGGGGTAAAAAGGTTAACAAAGCTATCTTAATAACTCATTTTTCCGAATAATAGCCTTTCCTGTAAGAATCGTATCTTCTGTATTGTGAGATAATGTACTTTGTTTGATACCTATCTGACCTTCGGATAAATGCCGGAAGATACCTGTTACCGAACTGAAGTAATAGTTCCGCTTTTCAAATATCAGGTAGACATGGATTACCTTTGTTTTTCGCATTATTTAAAATCAAAACTTCCAAATAGCTGTTATTTGGAATTATTTGTACTTCTTGATTGTTGAGAGAATATCTTCAATAGGCAGTGATACCGCTGTTTTGCCTGGTTCTTCGTATTCTTTCAAATACTCATAAGCATCAGGAAATTGTTCTTTTGCTCTTTTAAATGTCCTCAAAGAAAGAAGGGCTGATACAATTGAATTGTAAGTCTTTTCTTTTTCATCGTTTAGTTTATCAATCTTTATCCGCAGTTTATCAAGATGTTCAATGACTTGACTACCGACTTCGATATGCGGATACCAAGATGATGAAGCAGGAAAATATGATAGCTTCTCAATCCTAATTTCATGTTTACCGGAGTAGAGGGTTGCGCAGGATGATTTCTGAAAGCAACTTTTATGTTTTTCAAAACAATCTTTCAAATCTTTAGGTAGAGAGTTCTGAATCGCTTCCTCTGATATTATTTGTCTTTCATCTGATAGTGACTTTATCTTAGCAACTATCGGGGCTACCATCTTTTCGGCAACTTGTTCAGATATGGTTCTTGTTATATTCATAATTAAATAAATTCTTTGTTACGTTCAATTTCTTGTTGGATATGGATTAGAAACTGATTTTCATTGGGAGCCGGCAGATAAATACCAGCTTGAGCAACAGAATAGTTTCTGAATCTCTCTATGGCTGTTGTCATCTCGCCAGTGGTAAGTTCTGAACTACTACGCATATAAGTGATTTCATTTCCCTGCTTATTGATTTTCTTTCGTTCGAATAAATCACGATTACAGGTCTTTTTGAAGTAGTCAAGCTTAACCTCATCGAGACTGCAGCCAAGTTCACAGGCAAAAAAACTAAGTATCAGATGTAAATAGCTATTTTGCGCTAATGTGCGGTTGGGAAGTCGCTTTTTAACCTCCACAACCGCGCGGTCTTTGAATAGCTTGTTTACATACTCTTTATACTTATCTACTTCGTAGGGGTTACTCAGGTTGAAGATCATCTAAGCCAAAAATTTTAGTATCAGTAATAAGCTCCCTGTTTTCCTCCAAGAACCGAATAAACTCTTCACAATGATTAGTGAGAATTGGTATATCACGTTCGGGAACAAAAACATAGGTTTCAGTATAAGTATCTACCGGGTAGCCCGCCTTACTAAATTCAAGTATATTATACTCGAATGTTCGTATATCATTGCCATTTTGAATCAAAGCATACGGGTAAACGAGGTGTTGAAAGTGACTTTTGAACTTACCAACGCTGTAGCTACCTGTTGTCTTGATGTCGTGAACGGTGGTAGGCATCAGTTCATCAATGAAGCCATAAACCAATACATTGCCGAATGTGGTAGGAAGGATTGCTTCTACTCGTTGCTGAGTTAGAGCACCTTTGAAGTAGTTGGCAAACTCGCGGCAGATAGAGATAGGAAAAGTAAATACCCTGTTGTTGTAAGTAGCCTGATAAGACAAATCATCTGCTGTCCTCTCTACAATTATATCTTTTGGCTTTCTATTCTCTATCAAGGCATCTACCAATTCATTGAAGCAAGTACCCCTGTCCGCTTTCTCGTTATCAAAAGGCTTTCGATTGATACGGTCTATCAGTTCTTGAAACTGCTGTTCGTGAAATTCTTCGGGAGTATAGGGAGGATTTTCACTCCATCCCCAATACTTATCCCAAATTACATCACTATTCAGATAACCCCAAAAGGCATCAAGAATTGTAGCATAAAAGCGGTACTTAAGCTGCATCTGAATAGGTTTTAGTTTCTTTGTCAAATACCAATCCCAAAGAGTTTACTTTGGCTGCAAACAGGCTTCTCGCTTTCATTAGAGAACTACCAACGTGTTCAAACTCATTGATATGTGAAGCGAACTCATTAGCGGAGTTGGCATCGGTGATAAATTCAATGCTTTCTTTTATTTCTTCTATCACCTTGTCATACTTTTCCTGCGCTTCCTTCTTAGCCGCCAGCATACTTAAATATGAATTGATTATCTTAGTGGTGATAAAGTCGTTCTTTGCGGTCGGATTACCGCTCTTATCGACGATAGTAGGCACCTCCATTACAGAAGGTAGATTGCAAGTATTCTTACCGTCATTTCTTGAAGTCGGGTCAAAAGTTATAGTGCGTCTTTGAACGCCTCTTTCGCTTTTCATTTCAAGATAACCGAGCAAATCCAGTTCAGTAACGATGGAGTTGTAGGACTTCTCACGTAAGGCAGGAATGAACACCGTATCATCACCTTCTTTTCTCGTATCACGGTGGGCGACAAAAATGATATGTTTATTCAGACTTGAGAGTGTTCTTGTCATCCAAGAAAATTCCGCATTGATACCACTCCAATCTCTGATAGACGGTTGGCGGCTACCACATTTATAAGTAATGATAAAGTCCATCATCTTACCGATAGTATCAACAACGATTGTCTGATAAGCTGACAAATCTTCTTGCAAGACTTGTTGAACATCACTCCAAGAAGTGACTTGTACTGTGTCTATGTTTTCCAAATGTACCATATTCATACGTTTCACCCCGTTATCGAAATCCAATAACAAAGGTTTCGGAGCACTCAATGCTACCGTACTCTTTCCCATACCGGCTTGACCGTAAATCATCATTTTTACTGTGGTAGGGATTACTAATTCATTACTTTTTTTGATAAGACTCATAATCGTAAAAATTAAAGGGTTAATTATATTCTTTGTTCTTTAGAATCAATAGCGTAAAGAAGCACATCACAAGCATTGATTGCATAAGGAGACATTTTCGTGGTTCCGGTCTTTTCTGCCCGTATTTTCTTTTCTGCTATCAGCTTTTCAAGTCTATAGCGACCGCCTACAAACTCTTTGGCCTGCTCTTTATTGAGAGAAACTCTGCTACCTATTCGATAGAGAGTATTTAGTTTTGCCTCTGCATTCATTCTGACCTCCTTACTCTTTCAATAGTTTCAACTCTTGTTCTTCTTGCCCTTCTCATATCACTCTGTTCGTGATAAAGTGAAAAAGAAAAAAGGCATAAAAAGCAGCAAGCAACTGCAGAACGAGCAATAGGAGAGAAGTCCATAGTAAATTTCATTCCTGTCATTCGTTCATAAAACATTGTCGCCAGCTCTCTTCCGTTTCTAATTCGAAGAATTCTGAAAGCCTCTTGCAGTTGGTTATTTATCGTACTCAACGCCCTGCATTTCATCGAAGCTATCTCTTTCTTCTCATACCCCTGTGCGTACATTCGTGCTGTAACCTCACATTCAGGTGTAAGTTCTGTTAATACTCTTTCCATAATCGTGTAAGTTGATTGGTTACGCAGTTCTGGTAACTATAACAATGCCTTTTTCTTTGAATGATTCAGACTTCCATTTCTTGCCTTCATTGTAATGTTTGGCGTTCAAAAGGGATACATTGTTACGAATTGTCTCTAATGAAGATATTGGCAACTTGATTGTTGCTCCTTTCTTCATGGTTTTCATTTTTTCTTTGTTACTTACTTTTTCCATAAGCTGTTTTTTTAATTAGTGATTGTGGATAAGCCTCGATTCGAACGAGGATGAGCTTTACTGCTAATAAGCGAGAGTTCCGGCATACGTTCCGTGCGTCTTCCAATTCCGCCACTTATCCATGTTTGCCACACTAGCGCTCTAATGTGGACTTTGATATTCTTGTTCTTTTATTGATAAACATTCACTCTCACGAGCTACTTTGTTCCCGGATACCGAACCAACGGACACCGGGATAGATGCAGAACATTTAAAAATCAAATAAATACAGGGGCTTAAACCCTACGACATCCTTTTCGTCGGCATCATTGGTTAAACATAAAAAGAAAAATCTCTGTGAAGGAACCCGGACTCGAACCGGGATGATGAATCTAATCTGTACTATCGCACATACATCCGTTAACTACCTTCTGATACCATATAGGCATAAAATACTACTTAGTCAGTAAGGGTATCATCTATAACGGTTACTAATTAGCGTCTACCAATTCCGCCATTCCTTCAAATAAAAAAAGATGCGCTATCTTCGCAGACCGCGCACCCGTAAACACAAACACAAAATAAAACACGATAAAAACTACTATATTTTTCAGAATCCGCCCGGCTGGTTTCCCTAACTCACAGTACTGACTTATTGCAGGAACCTTATGCCGGATTATCGGTCTACCTTTTTGCGGATTTCTACTTTATTTACCTATACTTTATTTTTACATTTAGATAAGTAATCTCTAAATTCATTACAATTTTGTTCACAGCATGCAACATCACTTCCGTATTTATAACACTGATATTCAGTGACAGCATATTTGCATTTTGATTTAAAATTACTAAAAGAGCGTTCCACTGCACAACCAAGAACCTTCTCTTCTATATCAGCTTTTTGTTTAGCGGCTTCTTTCAAATTTTCACTCATATTTGATTTGTTATTAGTTAATTCTGTCAAGCCAATCACGAACGCATTTTTCTGCTTCTGAATAATTAGAAAATATCTTTTCTTCAACAGTTAAACGCCATCGCGACAATTCGCCACGAATTATTCCTGCATCATCCTTCCAAATATTTAACGCTCCATTGTTTCCGGCAGCAGTACATGCGAATCCGAGTTCAAGGGTCGGTTTAATATTACTTGTATCATTAATCCAGTATGAATCAATATCTCGATTAACCCCTGGCAATCCTACTAACTGGCAGAACGGTTCTTCTGTTTTAACACTTATATTTTTACTCATTACTTTCTTATATTACGTCAATTAATAACTTGGATTAAGAACGTCCGCATCACATTCGTGACATTGATTGCATATCTTTTCTTTATTTCTAAGACATGTTGTTTTAGATTCTGTTTTAAACTGAGTCTCTCCCGAACTTTCGGGCTTGATAATTATAGCATTACCGGAAGAAGGAATAACGGATATATTTCTATGACGAGAGTCAATCAATGTAATTTTCAGTTTATCACCTGCTCTTTCAATATAATAGTCACCTGCTTTTAATATTTCTGATTCCATACTTTAGCTCCTTTTTATCTTGTTTTACGCCAATCCTTGAAAATTTTTCAAAGATTTGCAAGTTTCTTTACTCGAATACGATCCTATTCATGTAATTCTGTATAGGCTATTCTAACAAAGGCGAAAGTCCCGATACATATAATACCCATTATAACAATAGACATTAATTTCATGGGGCTAGATGTCGTAATAGCCCCATATAGCATACCAATAGCACATAAGGCTAAAATTATGGATAAAATAAACTGGATTAGTTTCATATTCAATCCTCCTTTTCTACTTTAAAGCCCTTGTCTTCGAGATAACTAATTATGGTATCTTCGCTTATCTGATTTAGGACTTCTGTTTCATCCATTTCAGAAACCAAACTAGATGTATCGAAATACTCTACGCAATCAGATGCATTCACTAGCGATAATAAACTATCTGCATCTACTTTTGAATAATAATGTGACATAATCGTATAATTTAAAATTTGTGCCCTATCTGATTCTCACTATCAGTTGCCAGTTTCAAGCTGTCAATAGGGCTATATGTTAAATCACTTAGATAGCGTTATAGCTCGCCTAACCTGCTATATGCTTACTGATAAAGACTTTTCGGACTTCCAAGTGATGTTTATAACTAATTCAAACCTTCAACCAGTCACGGCATTTCTGCTATGGTTGAATTTCTTTTCGTATTAACCAAAATGTCAAAGAACTAATCAATAGTACCCTGTCCGATTCTCGCTATCGGCTGCCGTTCAATCCGTCAGCAGGGTAGGGGTGTTATGCGTATCGGCTCAATCCTTGAACCATACAGAGGGCATCGTAATCCATACCATCATCTTCTTTAGTGCCAAGCCCTAAAATTGCTTGGTAAGTCTCTATTTCTTCTTGTATCACTTCGATAATATCAGCCTTGCAATCTACGTTGTAAACTCTACGGGCTGTTGCTTCGTCCATATTCTGAACATTATCCAAGTCTCTGTATAAGGCATTCAAGCCTTGTTCTAATTCGTAGTGTGTCATAATCATGCAATTTTTAAAAGGTTAGCTTTCTTATAGCATCTGAACTCACCTACTTCTGTATCGAAATAAGTCTGAACGGTTTCGTTCTTCGCCCTCTTATCAGTATCGGTTACTGCGGGCATGTATTTTTCGCAAAGAGTACCGTATGCTTCACGTATAGAACCATCGACTTTCTGAAAGTAGAACTTTACGATCCGGTTTTTCATTTCAGCTTTCAGCTTCAAATTAGTCCAGGCTGTTTTCAAAGCTTCTGACATTGAAAAACCGTTCTTCTTAACCATTTGCCAAGCAAGGCTCATGACCTCTTTCATCTGATTTTTAAAATTCGTGCTCATAATCGTGTATTTTAATATGTATGTACTATTTTATCCTATCAACCTTTTTTCTATCTTTGTATCGTGATTGAATGATTGATGATGCAAATATACTATCTTTTTAGATACTATAAAACAAAATAGTATCTTATTCGATACTATAAAACATTATTTAACTATTTGAGTAGTTTATACCTTATTATAATATGAAGAAAGAAAATTGGGCTTTAGTATTGAGTATTGTATCTGTTGTAATAAGCATTATTGCGATATGTATTTCTTGTCCCCACAAAGCGGAATTGGGATTTGATTATCAAGGAGTAATAGTAGGTATATTAGCATTATTAGTAACAATGCTAATTGGTTGGAATATTTACTCTATTATTGATATAAGAAAAATAAGAGAGGAATTATTGACAACGAAAGTCAATTCTGCATTCAATGCAGAAAAAAATAATGCAATAACCTGTCATGCAGTATCCGATTATTATTACCATGTTCTATTAAAATCAGACCCTTTGGGTATTGAATATCAATTTCTTTATTACAGAATAAGTGAATTGTTCCATGTATCAAACATAAGAGATACAGAAACTTGTAATGTAATAGTCAAAGTTTTATTGGAAATAATTAAGTCACCTGAGGATATACATATTCTGCAAAGTTGCAAGGATAGACTTATTGGGTTATTGTCAATGGTTAACGAAAAGGAGAAAATAGTAAAGTATAATGAATTAATGTCAGCTATTGCAAGGCTAGGAACTACCCCCCGCGACAGTAGGCAGTCTTAAAATAAGCTTCCGCATATTCATCTGCGGTACATTCCGATAGTGACACCATAACGATAAAGTAAAGCGACCAACTCCAAAGTTGCGGTTTGAGGTGAAGTCGTCTATATAGACCCTTACGGGAACAGTTAAACAATTTAGTCGGTATCATCCGCAACTTGATTCCGATGCAAATATAGGTATCTTTTTAGAAACCTCAACCATTTAATATAAATATTTTATGAGTGATTCCGCAAGAGATCGATTCCATAAAGTTATGGATATGTTAAATCTAACCGACTATCGTGTTTACACTGATATAGAAGGAATAACAAAAAACATGATGGTAAAGCTCAGAAATGGAGAAACAGAAGAAGTATCTATTAAAATTCTATCCCCATTTTGCAGAAAATTTGAGAACGTAAACCCTGATTACATTCTGACAGGAAGAGGTGACCCATTAAAAAAGCAGGAGAAGGCGTGTATTATAGCTGATAACACTAAAGGATCATCTATCCAAGAGTCTTTCCCATTTGAATATGACTATAAAGTTATAGACTTCTTCAAAGATTATTATAGCTATCTAAACTACCAAGAAATAGAACCAAATATACTGGACAAACAACTCACAACACTAACAGAAGAGGAATCTGCAAAAATAGCGGGAATTATGAAATTAGATTACGAAGACTTTACGAGGGGGATTGAAATTGTCACAGGTTCGACTCATACGGGAAAACTCGTGCCTGTATATAACGCAAAAGCTGCAGCTGGTAATGCGAATGTAGATATGTACGGCTCTCGTACAGGGTGGGTAAATGTCGGAGATCTACTAAAAGATAGTGAAGCATCTCTATATGTTTATGGAAATAGTATGATACCTGGCTATCCTCCTGGAAGTCTTATTGGGATACGTCCACTTAATGAATCGTTTATAGAACCGGGAAGTGTATATGTTGTGCAAACAGAATCAAACAGATATATTAAAAGACTCTATTACAATAAGGACAAAACAGCACTTATATGCATGTCAGACAATCACATAAAACATGCAGATGGTCCTATGGAAGGTGACTATTTTTATCCTCCATTTGAAATCCCAATTCCAGCTATTAAAATAATATACAAAGTTACAGGGGTAATAAAAAGAAATAGCGTTTCATCTACATAGCTATTAGTTCCCTGATTTATTCAATGAATTTAAAAACAAACTAAATAAATAAGCGTAATGAAAAAGATTTTATTATTAATGATGGCTACATTGGTGATAGCTGGATGTAGTGAAAGTGACGATGAAAAAAAAGATTCACCAGTGGATTTCACACTAAGTAAAACGGAAGTCAACCTAACGGTTGATGATGAAACAAGAATAGAGGTAATAGGGGTTAATATTGATGAATGTGAAGTGTATTCAGAAGATGAATTTATTGCTTATGTGATTAAACACAATGGCAAAATAGATATTGAAGCAGACCATGCTGGAGAAACTGATATTGTAGTAAAGTGCAAAGATATAGAGAAGACTTGTAAGGTAAAGATAGCTCCCTCGGTAGACTTTATAGTATCAACGGTTACTGAATGGGGAATTAAAAAGGAGGAACTTAAATCAAAAGTAGAACAACCTTACGAAAGTTTTTATACAAATTCACAAACCAATAGTACAGATGTATCCTATGTGCGCTCTGGATATAGAATTACCAATTCTTATTATTTCGATAATAGTGGATTGATTGGAGTAAAAAAGTCAATTGTTGCCACGGGGACTGACACGCAAGTTCTTTTAAATATAACGAATAGTATGAGGGAATGGATGAAGTATATTTCTTCTTCTTCAAGTACTATCAACTCATATCCCAAAGCGTACAGAAGTTCTAATATTTATTCCCATCCAGAAAAATATCATGCTGTATATGAACAAACAAGATATGATATATTATATGAAACAGGGAAGAGGCCTGCGACTAGAAATTATATATATTTTGCAAAAGATTTAGAGACGGCTAAAAATCACAATTTCACCAACTAATTATTAACATTTCAATTCTACCTTAAAAATAGCAATTGTATAGTAGATTGTTTTTTGAAAAGCTTAGAAAAGAGTAGTTAATATACTAGTAATCAGTATAATAATGGGGCTGCTACACGGGACTTCGTAACGCGTAGGTCGCCAGTTCAAGTCTGGCTAGCGGCTCTCAAACTAGAACGCTGATTATTAATTAATAATCAGCGTTCTAGTTTTTACAGGATTCCCTATTCTTATTTTAAAAGGGAAATCCTGCGTATGTAATAGATGTGAAATATAAAAATGTAATCTATGTTGAGTCGTATTATTGTTTTAGTGGTTGCCGGAGTAGCCGTAGTCTATATCGTTCGATTTATAGATAACTTTTTCTCCCAGCGTAGAAGATAAAA